CTATATTATATCCAACCTTATTAAATTCTTTTTTTACATAATTATTATCAAATACAATATTATCTATTGAATTATTAACCTCTTTGGCAATTTGTTCGATTAAATCACTCCTATTCTTAACTATTAAAGTATTAATTAATTCCATTTCAAAACATATAGAATTAGTAAAAAATTCATTAATTTGGGGAATAATGCCAGACTTTACATCATTATCATATACTACTACTGTTGGTATTTCGAAAGACTTCACTAATTTCTGAATTTTTGCTATACTACCCTCGCCTTGGGCGTTAATCAAGCATACTCCAGCATTATCCAGATTTTTACCAAGACTTTCTGCAAACATTTTAAAGCATCCATATTCAGTAGGACCCTCTACGATGATCGCACCTTTAGAGAAAAAAGCTTCTTTAATTTCAGGAAACAACATTATTAAATGCTTTTTTACATCATCAGTAAAAGTCAATTGTGAACCGCTTATTACTTTTGTATTCTTGTTTTCGCCGACATGAAATCTTATGATTTGTTCATAATTATCTACCAATGCGTCGGTAGAATGAGTTACAATAAATAGTTGTCCTTCCAATTCATCAATATCAAAACAGTACTTTATTAATTCTAAAAAATCTCCATCTTTATTAGCAAGAATTTGTTTGTAATAATTAATAAGTACTCTTTGCATATATGGATGCAAATGGACTTCTGGTTCATCTATTGCGAGAAGGAGAGGAAGTACCTTTTTTTCGCTACGAGTAAAAACTACTTCGTCTATTTTAACATTTTTGTTTTTATATATATCTAGTATTTTATTAAAAATATTAAAGGATGCCATCATAAGAAATTGAACGCCGTTACCAGTGTCAAGAACTGGAAAATTATTGCCATCTACTAAATATATCATCTTGGACACCAATTCAGGTGTACTCGTTGATGTTGCCGCACTTATATCACAGTCCTTAAAAGCTCTCATCTTTTTAAGATTAAGATTTAACCCATCTATTAAGGTTATCATTTTTTCAGTATTCAAAAATGATGAATCCTCTCCAACTACTTTTTTAATAATATGGTTAAAAAACGCACCTGCTCCGCTAGATCTATCAAATCTCAATTCATTATTTGGGTTTTGCGTTGTTTCATATTTGATGTAACTAATTAATCTAAGTTTACGTGAATTGATGCTGTCATTTGTATCACTGTTTATAACGGAATAATGCGTATCTTCAATATTCTGTCTAATATTCAAATTGATCAAAGAGCTATTATCTGGACAAAAACTATCTTCAAACATTCCGTATTCTTCTATCGAAAGCTTTAAAGTCATGTCTATAATTATATCATTTGTTTTGTTGCCAAAATCATTTTCATTAAACGCTCCGTGATTAAATATTGAATCTAATAAACATAGCAAATTACTTTTTCCTAAGTTATTTTCACCAACTATATAATTGGATGTATCACAAAAATTTATATCTATATCTACTAAATTTCTATATCCTTCAACATGTAATTTTTTTATATTCATTAACATTCCTCCTTAAAAAAATTTGACTGAATTCAAACCATCTAATTCGCATAGGTTTGCAAAATCACTATTTTATTATAACAATAATAAAGCATTTATTCAATAAAATAAATTAATTAAATATTCATTTCATACTCAAAACCGCATTTAAACTCAATTATTATCCTATGCTTATCAATTACCCTTATCAAATCAACTATATTTATCAGAAGATTTCCATCAAAAATATTTACATTAGAAACTTTCAAAAGATATTCTTTCATTTGCTGCATTCTTGTTTTATAATTGCCAGTTTTTTCAGCACATGAAATCATTTCATCCCGCTCTTTTATTAGACAATCCATTGTATTCGTTATCTTTGCAAACTCTCTAGAGTAGTTATCCTTATCAGTTTCTCCTTTCATAAATTTTCTATTAAGTGTTAATAAAATTAATCTGTAATCTTCAATTTGCACATCAATCTTTTGTTTTTCTTCCGAAGTTGTGTATTCAAGGCAATTTTCGATATTATTCGAAAGTACGTTTATGAAATCATCCTTTTCAAGAAATACCACTTTCATACATTCAACAAAAGCTTGCTCTAAGACTACTTCCTTTATAGGAAGCATTTCACAATCTTCGTTTTTGCTTCTTTGTTTTGTCTGACATGTCCATACAGGCACCTTACGTTCACCGCTCCATTGACTATGCCGTCTAAATTTACCATTACAATTGTTGCATATCAACAAACCGCTGAAAGGATACTTACTGCAATATTTGCCTCTTCCGCTCTCATTGCTACTGTTTCTTATACGCTTTCTTCTGTCAAGCTCCACCTTAACCATATCGGCAAGCTCCTTTGATATAATTGCCGGAATGCAGTTTTCCACAAACACGCTATCAACTTGACCTATGTTCTTCTGCCTTTTAGAGAGAAAGTCCACATTAAAAGTCTTTTGCAGTAAGGCATCACCTTTATATTTTTCATTTTCTAAAATACTTTTTACAGTACTTGGATGCCATATTTCACCTGAGCAAGAATTGTTATCGTTTTCAAATTTGCCCGGCGACAATATCCCGTCTCGTTCAAGTCCTCTTGCAATAACATTGTATGTATAGCCACCTGCAAATTCGCGGTATATTCTTCTTACTATTTCGGCTTCCTCGGGAACAATAATAAGCTTGCCTTCCTCATCTTTAGAATAGCCTAAAAACCTTGAGGTATTTAACACAACTTCACCTTTTTCAAACTTTTTTTCGTATGTCCACTTAACGTTTGTGCTAATATCGCGCGACTCCTGCTCGGCGATCGAAGCAAGTATGGAAAGCACTAAGTCACTACCTGCGCTCATAGTATCGAGATTCTCTTTTTCAAAAAACACTGAAATCCCAATTTCCTTAAGTTCCATAACATATTGCCGACAAAGCATATTGTTTCTAGCAAATCTTGATATTGATTTTGTAATTATCTTATCAATCTTGCCCGCTTTCGCATCCACTATCATACGCAGGAAAGATTTTCTGTTTTTCACGAATTTACCGCTTATACCGTCATCGGTATAAAGCCCTGCGCTCTGCCATTCTTGGTGTTTTATAAGCAAATCCTCAAAATGCTTTTGCTGATTTTCCAAGCTGGATTCTTGTTCACGGTTATCTGTACTTACTCTCGCATAAAATGCTACTCTAAGTAATTCTTGAGTTCCTGTTAAATTATAAATCTCACTTCTTGTTTTTGCTGGTATTCTTATTACCTTTCTGACCGCCGACTGTTCCATTTGTGTACCTCCTATCTGTTTGATATCCGTTTATAAAAATAAAAGTGACTGTCCATCCATTGACAATCACTTTATCTAAATACTTTTTTATTGCAGTTTCTGTATTTTCACTTTTTCTAAGTGGCAATACCGTTTTCTCTTTGTTCTTCTCTTCGGCTATATGAATCTCTAAATCATTTATTTGCCTAAGCAAAATATCTAACTCCTGCTCAAATTGCTTCTTAGATATGTATTTCTTGCTACGCATTATATTAAGGTTACTTTCGGTTTCTCTATATAAAGCCATTTGTTTTTCAAGCCCGATTTGCGAACTATTACAGCTTTTTGAACTCGAACATTCCTCATAAGCATCTGTAAAAAGCTGTTTCAACACATCATCCTTTATTGAATGTGAGCTACAATTTATAAATTGCCTTTTCTTAATCTTATTTCCGCATGCCCAATAATCGTATTGTTTAACGCCATTATAATAATGAGTTCTGTGGATATAACCGCCTCCGCATTCAATGCATTTTATTTTACCAGTAAAAGCATAGTTTTCCAAAATTACAGGGTTTTTCCTGCCTTCTTTTCTTTTTTCTAATATCTCTTTCACCAATAGAAAATCCTCTTTAGAAATTATAGGCTCGTGAGCATTTTCTATTTTAATCAAAGGAATATCCTCATACTGGCTTTCATTTTTTACTCGCCTAAAATCTTTCATCAGCGATTTCTGCTGTATGACATCACCTATGTATTTTTCGTTAAAAAGGATTTTTGATACAGTACCTGGATTCCATTTATCTTTCCCGCTAGGAGATTTTATTCCTTTCTCTTCAAGTTGACTGCATATTCTGTCACAACCAATACCGCTAATATATAGTTTAAAAATCTCTTTAACGACTTTTGCTTCATCGTAATTTATGCTGAATTTGTATTCTCTGCTTTCCTTGTCATATTTCACATAATAACCATAGACTGAGGTCACAAAGACTAAGCCTTCTTGTATCTTCTGCCTTAATGCCATCTTTATGTTGTTTGAAGTTGATACAATGCTATCTTCTGCAACCTTTGCCATTATATTAAGGATGAACCTTGAATTTGGATCGGCTGTATTAAGCTCTTCCTTCTCAAAAATAACATTGACGTTATTCTTTCTTAAAACTTCTATCGCTTCAAGTCCATCAGCTTCATTTCTGCAAAATCTTGAGAACGATTTTGTATAAACGGTATCTATCTTTCCATGTTCGGCAAGTTCAAGCATTTTCATAAAACCTTTTCTTTTATGGGTCTTATAACCGCTTATTCCTTCATCGCAAAACATACCTTGATATTCAACACTATCGTCATGCACAAATTTATTATCCCAATATTCTTTCTGAATACCAAAACTGTGAAGCTGCTCATTGCTGCCCGTGCTTACTCTAACATAAGCACAAACTCTTGGTTTACCCTCTCTTTCTATCTTTGGGATAATAGTTATATTTTTCATAATACTCCTTATTATTTTATATCTTTGTGCTTTTATGGAAACACATTATATATAATAAAAAATGTGGCACTGTTTTGCGTAGTGCCACATTAACTCTTTTAAGACTAATTAGCAAGTCATTATTCCAAGAAAGATGTCTTATTTTTATTATCTATCCTTTCATATTCCTCAATGGTTATTAGTCCATCGGTAAACATTCTTTTAATAACTGCTTTGCTTAGGATATATAAGAATGCTCCATTATTTTTCATTCGAATCCTCCTTAGGCTTACTTGTTAATTGTTTTAAAATTTGGTTTGTTCCGGTAGCGGAAAGTCCGCTTGCTCCTCCGATAACTAGCGCCACAAAAACGTTATCGGCAACCACTGTTCCCGGCACTGCATAAAAGGCAATTACTCCGCAAATTGCTCCGCATGCTACTGCCATCAATGGCACAAAACGCAAAACCTTTTCATTGTTATTTGTGGTATATTTTATTAAATTCATCACCCAATAAACTATTGTTGCTATTACCGGTACACTTACCAATTCTATATATTGTTCCATATAAATTCTCCTTTTATTTGTGAGCGTTGCGCTCAAGTAGATATTCGTACATTTCCTTATCGACCTCGCCGTACTCCTCGAGAGCCGTGTGCATTTCACCGTTGGTTTTACCGTCTCTTAAAGCTACGCTATTGGCTACGGTCAGCTTGCCGACAGCGTTTATACTCTTAAGAATAAGAATGTTTTCTTCTGCCTTAACGGCGTCTCTCCGCTCGTCCTTTTTGTCCTTCCGCTTGAAATACCTTTGCAAAAAATAAAGCGCCATCCCACTGATGACGCTCGCCAAAACACTTAATATTATTGTCAATACTTGCATTTATCCTCCTCAACAATCCTCAATATTGTTATTCATTCTTGTCTTTAGCCTATTATAATAAAACTCGTGTGTGATGTCCTCGCCTTGAAACTCACCACAATAAATCTGAGCCTTGGTTGTAAGCCTAATCGGATCTGTTGTCCAGCTTTCGTCAAAACCGTATCCCTCTAATACACTTTTGGATACCTCAAAATCTATTTCGGGTAAAACATGATCGCCATATTGGTAAAACTTTTCAACTATTTTCTGAGGCATTGCCTCTAAGGAATTCATCTCATCTTGCTTTGTGCGAAGCTCAGGATACAAAGCCTCAAATATCTTTCCCTCTGAATCAATCATCTCTTCAGGTGTTTTTCCTAACTCTGTAGCCGCTGCAAACAATTCATCGTAGAGTGTTGCTATCGTTTGCTGTATTTTACCTAAAAAGGCTGTGAGCAAAGGCTTTCTGCTTTTTTCGTTTTCTCTATCCTCGATTGTTTGGTAGGTTGAAAACGCCACAATAACTGACGTACCTTTTACCATACATTCATCAAATTCAACTTTGTAATAGTTGTTTGTTCCTCTTTCTAAAATTGCCATATTGTCCTCCTCAATAATAAAATGCTAGATATCCCGCTGCTCCGCTTCCACCGCTTGTTGAACCGAATGCCTTCCATGCACCACCACCACCGCCTGCTCCCCAGCCCGATGCCGAATCGCCGCTTGCTCCTGCGCTACTTCCGCCCGATCCACCGTTACCCATTGGTGATCCGCCTCCGCCTCCACCACCTGAGCTACCTCCCGACGAGCCTCCGCTTCCAGTAAGATAGGTTATCTGCTGCGCTTCAGGTGAATAATTGTTGAAATTAACGGTACATGTGCTTCCTGCGTTATTTCTGTCTGCTCCACTGCCTCCGTCTTTAGTTTTAACTACATAAAAATCGGAGCGTTGCGGGCTGATAACATAATTATTACCACCTCCACCACCACCGCCGTCACCTCCTTTCTGTCCTCCATAACCCGCTCTTGCTGTCGCAAAAGAGTTTTGATTCGCACCACTTATTGATGAATCAGCATATAAAAGCACCTCGCTGTCTCCGCCGTTACTTCCAGCACTGTTTCCTCCGCCGGCACTGCCCGAAGCGCCTGCCTTAAATGTCATTTTTCTGCCGGCAAACAATCTGAATACCGCAAAGATATATCCTGCTCCGCCTCCTCCGCCTGCCGAAGCTGTTGCAGAACCACCGCCTCCGCCTGCTCCTCCGCCACAATAGCAAGTAAAAATCCAGTTCCAGTTATTTGACGCCGCACATAATTGAGTTCCGTCTCTTACTCCCAGTGTTCCGCCCAGCCAAATATCGCCTTCAGCAAACTTCTTTATGTAACCACCCGTACCGTTGCTTGCGCTGTACCTAAACTTATATCCGGGTCTGTAACCCTTTGCCGATATCTGCAAAGCCGCTCCTGCTTTGTTGTACTTTCCGTTTAACGCTTCCGCGCTATACAGATAACCCGAAACATAACTTATAAACTGTTGACTGGAATAATTGTTTGCCATTGTGTTGCCGTCAAACCAATATTTTGATGTGTTTATCGGCGCTTTGCCCCTCGTATCCGCGCTGCCCCAGGCAAGCTCGCAAAGAGAGGTAATGTTCGTTCCGTTTATACAATAAGACATAGTCCCTCCTTACGCCGTAGTATCAAAAGTACCAGCTTTGATTTTAGTAACAGTCTGAGTGCCGAGGAACACATTCGATATGTAATTCAGTACACTGTCAAGGTTTGTATTGTTGCCTAGTCCCGATCTTGCCGTTACCGTTATTCCGCTTCCTGCAAGCGTTGCCGACATTGTTCCATCAACCGCTATCGCCACGTTTCCGCCGCCCTTTACTCCGCCGACTGCACTTGTGGTTGCAATAGGTAACCTCGCCGCCACTATTGTTCCTGTCAAAAGACTTACGGGCACTGCGGTTATCGGTATTACTATATTTGCCGTACCGTTAAAGGACTGAGCAGTTCCCGTTACTCCTGAAACGCCTATCGTTCTAGCTGTAGCAAGTTTGGTTGCAGAACCTGCGTTGCCAGAGGTCGGAATACTCGCCGCGCCAGTAAGAAGTGTTGCCGGTATTCCCGTTATTACAATCGCAATATCTCCGCTGCCGTCGAAAGCTACCGCCGTTGCTGTTACTCCCGATAAACCGATATTTCTTGCAGTCTTTAACTTATTTGCCGTTGCCGCGTTACCTGTTGAATCCAAAGCTACCGTTCCTGTCAGCAGGCTTGCAGGAATTGCCGTGATAGGAATGGTTACTGCTGCCGAACCGTTGAAGCTTTGAGCGGTTGCCGTTACTCCCGATAAACCGATATTTCTTGCCGTTGCTAATTTTGTGGCCGATGTGGCTAAGGTTGCTTCCGCCACTGCTCCACTTATTTTATTCCCAGAGATATTTCCGCTGATGTCGCTTTCGGTTATTACGTCCTTGAATGCTAATGCTTTTAGGTCTGCAAACCATTTTCTTACTTTGCCAAGACTTATGCTCAAAGTTTCACTGGCTACTAGATTCACTCTTGTACTTGCCTGAGTGTTCGGCATAACGGCATCCTTTACTTGAGCTGTTGTTATCTTAGTAGCCTGAATTTCTTTAAGATATTTTTCATTCTCCGCCAGTTCATTGAAAATGTCGGGTGTAACATGGTCACTCCCGACATAATCTGACTTTGGCTCATTCCAAATTGCCATTTATTATCCTCCATTAAAAAAGACACCCGTTAAAAGTGTCTTTCTCTCTTTACTAAATAGGCTTAGCTTTTTCCTTACTTTCCTTAGCTTTTCCTTGAAGCTCAGGAACAGGGTCAACATCATTTTTATTATATTTTTTGTTGCTGTCCATGCCATCCCCCGGCTTATATCTTTTCATACCTGCTTTCGCCATAACTTACCTCCTATGATTTTATTATAGTATTAATCATTTGTTAAGAATTATAGCTTCCTTGCCTTCGTATCTTGCTTCAAGCCACCATTGAAAACATATCTGTTATACTTATTAACATAATTACCAGTTTCACCAAATCTGCCTTCACACTCAAAGGTATTTTCCAACTGCAAATTTGGATCACCTCTCCATTTTATAACTATAGTTCCATTCCCAGAACGAAGCCTTGCAAGTAAATGCCTGCCAATTTCCTCTGCTCTATCATAGCTTTGTACTAGGTCACTTTCGGTATGGTTATATTGCTGAATGCCATACATCTCAATGCTGTCGCTATCTGTTACAGCTATTGTGCTTTTAGTAATTGTAACAGTATACCCCTTAATAGTAACCGTGATTGTCTTTATTGTGTTTGTAGTATTTTTAATTTTAAATTCACCAGCATCGATACCGCTTGTAAAATCAATTAGCTCAAACCCCGTCATCGGAGTAAAAGTCATAACAGCCCCGGAAACATTACCGGAATAATCCACTACCATAGTCAGCGTTTGCCCTGCATCAACAGAAATAACTCCTTCATACACCTCCGTTAGACTTGTACCTACCGTGATGTCAGAATAGTTTACTTGTATGTAGTTAGCAAAATCTGTAAGTTTGTTCTTTTTGCTGCATTCAAGTATCCTATTTGGTCTTATAAAGATGCCCGAAGCTATGCTTTCCTCGTTATCGCACTTTATATTAAGTCTGTCGTTACGATCAATAAATACGTTACAAAGACCTGCGTTTGCAATATCCTGTAAGCTATCCCACACACTCCGTTTTGGCAAAAATGCATTATATACAATTAGCTGTTGCAAGCTTTCATCAATAACTAATTCTTCAGTTTTGAAACCTGCCTTTGTCGCTAAATCCACGGCTAAATCATATAGAGAAACGTTGACAGATAACGGATAACCAAGATAAATGATATTCTGCAAACGCATCAGCTTATCCACGCACTTTAGCTTTGCCCATTGGTCAGTTTGCGGTATATCCCATTCGTCTGAAAAGAAAGTACCAAGTTTTGTCCAATTAATCACTCCACCTTCCTCTATCCCGATAAAAGGCACAACCTTTCTATCTAAGAGTACTAAAGACTTAAGATATCCCATATCGAACTTGCGTTCCTTATTGTACAAAGTAATGCTTGCCGTATCTGATTTAACACCATACTCAGCCTCACCATTTGAGGAAAGTTCCTCCAAAACTTCAAATTCTTTTATATCCCCTCCTTCATATATCTCCTCTACAATATCAAAGAACTGTAACAATTTTATCCTTGCGTTTGGCGCAGACCATTTCCAAATATTTATGCGTATTTTAACAACATTAGCTATAGCCGGCTCAAGTTTCACTGTGCAGGAAACACTGGTATTGTTTCTAATCTCAACTCTTGCATATTCCGCATTATTTTCCCCATATAAAATAAGGTCAAAATCAATGGGATATTGCATAAGTTTGTTATCACCTATTATGTTCCACCGAATTATTGGTCTTGAAATAAAAGAGGCTTCAAGGTATGGATAAGGCATATCAAAATTTCCTTCACTGTTTGATGAGGTAGAACTCCACCAGCCCATAACCATTCCAGAAGTTTGCATTTGAAACGTGCCATCCATGTTGGCGTTCCCATCCATAGTGCAGGCTTTTACTGTCGGCGTAATATATTCCTCAACCACCTGTTGTTTGCTACTTATAGGTGCATCGCCACTTGAAGATATTACTATATCCTGTGATATTTCGCTATCACTGTAAATTATCCTTACCTTGCCATATACCTTCCTAATAATATCGCCATATCCCAAACAAATCACCTCCTTTTAATACTTACAGGCGTTCGATAATTACAGAAAACTAATTTTTGCAACAAAAAAAGCACTACCGATTGATAATGCTTCCTATTGTTTTTTTATCCGTATATCTGCTATATGTTTATAAGCAAAAGCTTTTCTTTTCTTGTAAGTTGTTTTATCGCATACTCTCTTTTCATGGCTTCAACTTTAGTGTCAAACTCTTCTTTGTACACAAGATTGACAGGCAATCTGCTCTTAGTATATTTTGCTCCTTTACCACTATTATGAACTTCTAATCTTTTATTAATATTATCAGTATAACCACAATAAAGAGTATCATCTTTGCAATTCAATATATATACGTAGTACATAGTTTACTTTCCTATAAAATGATTATCTCAATCATTGCCTTTATCAGTTTTCTTAGTAATTTCTAATAAAAGCTTATCACCTGCGTTTAAAGGAGATATAACATTCTGTCCTAATTCTTTTTCAATACTTTTTCTTGTTTCCTTAGCAACTCCGCCGCCTCTTTTTGCAATATGCTTGCTTTCCTCAAAGGTATCAGGCTTCTCTTGCTTGGATAAAGCTGTAGTCATTACCTCCGCTAATTGATTTAAGGTAAGCTCAATATCAGTCATATTATCCCTTAAGTTTTCTTTCTTAAGGCTTTTCATTTCCTTATATTCCTTTACCGTTAAACCGCTCCAAGCCTTGGTCATCTCGTTAGTCAAAATAGCATAATCTCTTTCTTTATCAATTCCTCTTTCCTGCCATTCATCAGTAAGCTTCTTTCTCATCTCGATTGTTTGCAAGCGTTGGTTTATCCAACCCTCGGTATATCCTTTGGCTCTATAAAAGTCTGCGCCACGAAGAATTGCTTTCTCAGGGTCTGCAATTTCATCTAATCTGTCTGCTCCAACTTGCGCAAGCCACATTTTGAAAGGTTCCGCATTAGGACTCGGAACTGATTGGATCAGTCGTAATATACCTTTTGTATCTAATACATCAGTCTTATAAAACTTTCCATCAGCGGACTTCATTTTCAGTTGTATACAATCTGAATACAACTCACTTCCTTCATTTTTGAGTCTACCTTTTAGAGTTCCCCAATATACTCTTGGTCTTGGACTATTTGTTAGCACTTCTACCACATCTACAACCGAAAAATACCAATCTTCTTTGTCCGCATCCCACTGAGTGCGTATCTTTTTATCATTAAAAACCTTTATGTTGCTCATCTTATTCCTCTCGAATTTAATGATTTTATTATACTTTATTTGCATCAAATAGTCAATTTATATGCTATTAACGCTCGACAAAGCTTATTGATACATCCTTCCACATCACGCTGGCTGTGCGACTATTGTAAAACGGAGCATATGAGATATCATCCGGCGCTGCAGTTATTGTCTTCATAGTGTTTTCCGCAGTCGAAGAGTCGAAATAACTTACGGTGCAAAAGGCTGTATTCTGTACCTCTACCATTAGTATTCTTAGGTCGCTATCACTCATATAATCCCAAGAAAATGTCACCTTGTCTTTTACGGCAATTAGATCAATAACCAATGTCCCGTCAATCGTTCTATCACAGTTTTGTAACTTCTGCTTGCCGTGTTCTACAGAGGTAGGATTACGACTTAATGCTTTACTGTTTACTCTAAAAAATATCACTATACTGCACCTCCGTTTAACACTATTCCATTTCTCTTAAACTCCTTAACTAGGTTAGGCATAATAAGCCTTGCAAACACCTGCCCGTCTATTGAAAGCTCCACTGGCTCGCCATTAACTTTGTTACCAGTCTGCATCATGCTGACTGCTCCGAGTAAGCTGTTTATCAGTCCGCCGTCATCCTTTTGCGGCACTGCTGCGCCGCCTATACCGCCCAATGTATCAGCCGTCACCGAAACAACGGATTCAATGTCGGGGAGCTTTGCCCTTATCCCCGTTGCAAACATATCCATCATATTCGGCATCCATTCGTCAGCAGTGTGTCCGGGACCTTTCTTTGTAGGGGAACTGAAGCCGAGGTAATCCTTGATTTTCTGTCCCACGCTTTTAATGCTATCGCCCACCCACTCGATAGCGGAGTTGATACCGTCCACTATACATTGGATAAGATTTTTGCCCCAGTCGAAGGCTTCCTTGAACAAACCCTTGAACCAATCTCCTATCTTGCCGAATATGCCTGTGATAGCGTCCCAGATATTTACCGCGCCGTCCTTAACTCCAGTCCAAAGGTTTTTGAACCAGTCTCCGACCTTAGCGCAAACGTCTTTCGCTTTAGCTTCCAAATCAATTCCGAAGCTTGCGAAGAATTTCAAGAACGCATCCGCAAAGCCTTTGGCAAAGTTAAGCATTGCCTCCCATAAATGGCTGTAATACGCCTTCACGCTGTCGCCGGCGCTCTTCATATGCTCCCAAGCTCCGTCCAGATCGCCCGTTAATAAACACACCACCGCACCTATGACGTCGATGATTATTTGCAAAGCATCAAGCATTGCCTGTATAAACGGTCCTAAAGCTTGAATTATTCCGTTAACCACACCTATCGCTGCCGCAAGAAGCACGGCAAGCGCTCCGCCTATTATTTCAAGCAGCGGTTCAAGCAATACCCACAGCTCTTTGATTACTTCCCAAAGTGACAGGAACACACCTTTCAGTTGCTCCCATATAGGACTTAGGTATCCTAAAAAGACTGTTACTGATTTTATAATTTCGTCCAGCACCAAAATAATTACGTTCCATACCGCGTTGAAGATTGCCTTCACGCTTTCAAAAAGCCGCTGTCCGTTCGCCTCCCACCAAGCTACGATGAACGAAATTGCCGAGGTTATCGCCTGTCTGATTCCAGTCCATATCTGAACGATTGCGTCACGGAAAGCCTTGTTGTTCTCCCAAAGATAAACAATGCTTGACACCATCTTTTTGATGATTGCAACAACAATTCCTATGCAAAACAGAACCACAGTGGCTACCGTTTCAAAGGCGGTCTTTACGGCTTGCAGTATCCTGTCTCCGTTTCTTTTCCACCACTGCTGAACAGCGTTCAACGCTTTGACTATGCCTATCTTTATTTTGTCCCAGAGTTTTAGAACCTTGTTTCTGAAGTCTTCGTTGGTTTTGAATAGATACACAAGTATTGCAATAAGCGCCGCCACCGCAAGAATAATCAGTCCCACGGGACTTGTCAGCATACCTGCTATTTTCATTACCTTGCTTGCGACTTTTACCACCTTGCCGAGGACAAGAAAAAGCGGCCCTACGGCCGCCGCTATCATCGCTATTTTTACAACCATTTCCTTTGACACAGAGGACAAACCCTGAAACCGTTCCATAAGCGGCATCAGGTATTGCTCCATTAGTTTTCGAAGTATTGGGATCAGCACGTCACCTATCGAAATCGCAATTTCCTCCATCATCGATTTCATAAGCTTTGCCGAGCCTTCCATCGTGTCGACCTGCTTTGCCGCCATTTCCGTTGCCGAGTCCGTGCCGGTTATCGCTTCAGTCATATCGGCTATTGCGTCACCGCCTTGCGCAAGAAGCGCCATCATTGCAGGTCCTGCGCGGTCTCCGAACACCTCCATCGCCTGCGCGGTGGTTATCCCCGAACTTGCAAGCGTATTTACAATATCCGAAAATTTGTTAGTTGTCGGGTCTAACTTTGTCAGCTCTATTCCCAGTTCCTCGAATATTTTTTTCGCGCTTGTGGACGGATTCATCAATGCGACAAGCGACTGTCTAAGCGAAGTGCCTGCCATAGATCCGTCATAGCCTGCGTTGTACAATACCGATAACGCGCCGGTTGTTTCTTCTAAGCTCCAACCCAAGCTGTTTGCGACTGGTCCGACATATCTCATCGAATTTCCTAACTTCTCCAGTGTCGCCTGCGAATAACCTATCGCGCTTGCAAATACGTTCGACACCCTTTCGGCCTCGCTTGATTCAAGTTGGAACTGGTTCAATGTGGCAATAACGGTATCGGTAGTGAAAGCTAAATCGTTCTGTGTTGCGGACGCTAAGTTCAAGATAGGTTCGATAGCGTTAGCCATTTCCTCAACCTTATAGCCTGCGGAAGCCATATAGTACATCGCATCCGCTGCTTCGCTTGCCGAAAATACGGTTGTTTTGCCCATCTCTCTTGCAAGGGCGGTCATTTTCTCCAGCTCTTCGCCTGTCGCTCCCGAAACGGATGCAGCGTTTGCCATACTCTGCTCAAACTCCGCGCTCGTCTGCAAGGCTTGCTTTGCAAGCAGAACAAGGGGCATTGTAACCTTCATAGTAAGCGAGGTGCCTATCGAAGTAAGGCTGTTGCTCAGCTTTGTCAGTCTAGTCTGCGCTGTCTGCAAGCCTTTGCTCAGTCCCGAAATATCCGCGCCGATCTTGACCACAAGATTTCTAATTACTGCCACAACCTCACCTCCTTACCGTTTTTTGGGCATAAAAAAAGCAAGTCCGAAAACTTGCTAAATCATTTTAAGAATTTCAAAAATGTTAATTCAATTCTATTATTTCATTATTTACTTTTCTACATTTCATTTCATCTTCGTAAAAGGCAAAAATACTATCTTCATAATTACATTCAATACCATCACATTTTATTTTACAACCCTTAAAGTTAGAAGAAAATCGAAATTTCCTTGGGATTGTAACATCTTTTTCTTGTATTGGTTTAGTAATTTTGAATTTATTTAATAGATTTGAGTCATATTCTGATATTCCATCATTATGACAAATAAAAACTACATTTTTACAAATATTGTTATTGGTTTTTTTGTTATTTTTTTGAGTAGAGGAGTAAATAATCCCATCTGCATATTTTGATTCTATTAATGCATCCATAAATAATTGTGAAAAACAATATTCATCTAAAGCTTTATCTGTTACTTTCATAAACATAATTATTGCTAATGGAAAAAAACTTATTATCCTTGAAACTAAACATGCATCTATGGATTTTCTATCCATTAGTTTAAATGAATCTGGCAATATTTCCTCAATACCTATAACATTTAGAGGTTCATTCAAATAATATAAACTAAAATAACCATTATTATCTCCTTTCCTGCGACATTCTTCCCAACAGTTATACATTGAAGTACTTAAATATAACATTGGAGTATTTTTTTTGCTATATCTCATATTTTGAGCTTTATCGGCACATGAAAAAGGAATATGCAATGTACTTTTTTCTATTTTTTCGTTAGAATTAACATTAGGTCGATATCTATATAAGCAAAGGGATTTAGGCAAAGTAAAAACAACAAATCTATTTTCATATATATGTTTTTTAATCGTTTCCTTTACTTGATTAATGTCTTTCTTATTTATCGCATTACTTATGAGAATAAAATATTCATCAAAGATCTCAATCGCAACTTCAATAAATGAGTCCCATCTTTTAGGTAAAATACCACTAAGCAATTCTGCTTTAAATTTGTAACATATTTCTACAAGATAATCATAAGTACTGTTCTTATGAGACACATATGGCATTGAATATTTATTAAAAAAATCAAGTAGTGTTTTATATTCAGTGTCTGTAATCGGATAGCTTCTCATATTTTTTACCTCTTCATAATTATATCATTTTTCTGCGCTGATATCTAGATATTTATTCCCTTCTCTCTCGCCATAGCTTTCAGTACCATATCTCCCTTACTCATCGTCTGCTTTTGGGGTTTATCAATGTCTTTTAACACTTTCGATAGCTTCGGCAATTTTTTGTGCCTTGCGAAATACTCCGTATAGTATGCTTGGGTTATATTCCTCTTGAGTTCTTCCTTTGCTTCAAATGCGTAGTTTTCAGCAATCAAGCAAATCTCGTAAGGCGTATAATCCCAAGCGCCTACCGGATCAAGACCTAGATTTTTTACCGCGAACTTGTAATACTCTGTCAAATCCCAGTCCTTTTTAGAGACCGGGGCATTCAGTTTTTTGAGTTTTCTCCGAACGCAACCGTGAACGCTTCGCCGAGTTTCTCAGCTACCGCCGCTATGTTTGAATGCTCGTCTATAAGCTCGCCAACCTTTTCGGGAGTCAAATCCCTGTCCTCGTGATACAAACCTGCGAACAAAATTGTCCTTAGGTCTTTCATCGAAAGGTTTTCAAGGTCAAGTTTTGTGATTGATTTGCCCGTTAATTCCTCTACTTTGACAAGCGCGTTCATGCCGTAGCGGAGATTTCTCGCCTTGTCCAGTTCTATTGTTACCGTTTTCTTTGCCATATTATTTTCTCCTTTTAGCTGAATGAAATAGTTCCGTTGCCGGTGAACTCAATACTTATACTCACCACATCGTCAACGGGGTCTTCTATCGAAAGCGAACTGATTATCGCCTTGCCGCCATAATAGTGCGTGCCGTCCACGTAAAACTGCGCATCCACAGCCGTTCCGTTAAGAAACGCTGTTTGCAGAGCCGCCTGTCCCGTTAGATCCGTATGTATGTTGAAATCACCCTCAGCCGACGCTGTCCATTCCTTAAGACCGCCTATGTAACTTTTCCAGTCCTCTCCGAGAGCCGTTGTTTCCAAGGTGTCAAGTGACAAATCTATCGACCAGTTTTTGATGCCGACAACCGTTGCCGGTGTATCTGTTCCTATTGTAACTTTCCCGTTTTTACCTGCTATAGCCATTTGTTACCTCCTTATTTTTCATTGAAGTGAAACTCCACCTCTATTGCCGCCATATACTCCTCTGTTGAGTATTTCTCTAACGTATTGCCATTTACCATAAAATCTGACTTGATAAAAACAGCCTGCACATCCAGCCCGGACATAAGTCCTTTGTAATCCTGCAAACTGAATTTTACAAGCCTTGACAGCTTTCTAGCTCCTTTAAAGGTTTTATCGTGGCAGTTTAGCTGTATTGTTTGCCTTGTATAACCTGTATCGTGCTGCAAGGCTGTATCGTATTTGCCTAAAGTAGGTGAATAAACTATTGCCGGCATAACACTGTTTTGAGGCATTATAATCGGATAAATTCTATCAGCCACCATCTCTGTAATCGCAAAATCCTCAGTTAAACGATTGAATACCGCCATACATATATCCATCTACATTTTCCTCCCGACCATATTTGCTATTGTTTCTGTGATTTCCTTGTCTATTTTTTGAATATTGTTATCAACAGCATTCCGCATGAAGGGATTAGGTGGACGACCTCTAGTGCCAAGCTCTACAAAAGTGCCATACTTCAAGGATTTATCGTAATCTACCTTTACATCTGCACGTACTGGTGTTTCCTTAACCTCGGATAGCTTCAAGCTCTCTTTTAATGCGCCCGTATCTGTGGGGCAATTGTTCCGTGCATCTTCAAGAGCAATATTACCTCCTGCCTTAGCGCCTGTCATTAACACGGAACTAGCACCCTCCTCCATTGCCTTGAGTCGCTTAATTAACTTGTCCGCACCCTCAAGCGTTACTTTTACTTTTTTCTGTTTCGCTGAGTACGTTCCCATCAATTACCTCCTTACATAGCAGCACCGTTGCCTTATGTAGCGTGTCCTCGTCCATTACTGCCTTTATCTCGTAAAGCTTATCTTGATAACCTATTCTGTGCATAACATTTATTGTAGGGTGATATCGCATTGTTATTTTATTAGTTACCTCCGCCGACACATGTTGGTTGCCAAAGTTCTCTGTTCCACTTATAGGTTCTATACTTGCCCAAATAAACCCGACATTCGCCCACTCAAGCTCGACAGCGCCAAACTCGTCCCGTTGCTCAACATATTGTTTAAGCCACACACGCCGCCTTAGGTCGCCTATATTCATATCAATACTTATCCTCCCTGTACGCAAACAGCATTCGCCTTACAAGATCTAGCGTTTCCACTATATCCATTTTGTTTTTATTATCTCCCGACACCTGTCTTTCTTCATACAAGGTAGCTATAATGATAAGCATTGCCTGCTTTATTGTTGCAGGCAAAACCTCATATTCATCTAGGCTTTTTCTGAGAACTGCTTGTGTTAATTCCTTTGCTGTCCCGATAAGAGAAGTTAATAGGACATCCTCACTCTCATCATCAATTCTTAAAAACAGCTTTGCTTCCTCAAGAGTAACCATGCCCTCTCATCCTCCTTTTAATTGTTATCGCTGTAACGCGGATAACGCTGTACTGATATTATTGCGCCGACAACGTTGCTTTCCGCTACCGCCGTTAAATTGAGATTGACTCTATCAAAACCCGCTTTGGCAAGCATATCTGCGGTTATTCGATAAACAGCTTTTCCTGCGCTCCCTTCCTCTCCTCCAATGCTTAGAGTATCCTCAGTCACCTCAGCAAAATCCTCGTCGCTTTCATTTTTCTTTTGAAATGCAATATTAACCGCCTCACCGACCTCGCCAAGTTTACCCTTAACCGTAACAACGGTTTGTCCGGCTGAACCAGCACCAGAGGTAATTTGAAACTGCAACTCCTTAAAGTTACTAAGCTCCACAAAATCGGTTGCAATATTTGCTCCAAAAATTGCGCCGGCTTCCTTCACTGTTGTAATGTTTATTATTTCATTGCTTATCATATAGCACCTCCTTAGTTACGCTTAGCAAGCGCCAAGAAAGGCGACACGGTTGCGCTTCCCTTAAACGGTGTCAAAGGTTTGCTCCATACAGGCTGACCGTCAACGCGATAGATGAAGCGGAAGACCTGTTCGTCGTACAAGAAACGAACGTGAACAGATGTTGCTTGATTTATACCACCCTTGTCAATCAGCAGATATTGAGAAAGATCTGCAAGAATAATATCGCCTAGCTCGCCTGCTGCATTGCATTGTTCAAGCGGCAACACCGGACGACCAAACAAGGTAGCATAAGGCTTCTCTGAAAGCCCGCCGGCAGGCAAATAAACAGGTTTATCTCCCATGTTCAAGTTGTTCATAAACGGTTCAAGTTCTTGATTAATATACCATACCGAGTTTGCACGACTTCTTGCCCATAGCCTGCTCCACATTGTGAAAAGATTTGTCACCGTTATTTTATCCGTTTGACCGCTTTCTTTAGGTATGGCTACCAGTGAACCACTTTTTAGGATACCTAAAGGTTCTCCTGCACCATTACCGTTAAGTATTGCATCATCAATTTTGAAGCCAAATTCCTCGGCAAATGCCTCCTTAAGCACAGCCTCCAGCGCCGATGCATCTTGCAAAAGTTCATCTGTTGCATAGCAAAGACCTGTCAACTTTTTGAGTGACAAATCCATAGTACGGAATTTTGGCTTGCTTGCTGCAATTTGGTCTGCCTCATTTTCCCAATAGGTTTGAACTCCGCCCCATCTGCTTCCGTTTGCTCTCGAATCCTCATCCACAGCTTTTATCTTTAAGCCATTGCTGTTAGAAGAAATAGGTATCTTGCGGACACGAGAAGCAAGAATTCCAGTTTCGTATGTACGCTTTAAAATGTCTGATACAAAATCTTGCTGAACAAGGAAGCCACCGTCTGTCGGGTTGCTTTCATTTAAACCGCTTGCCGCGCGAGTAGTGAGCCTTGCATCTACCTTGCCCGCTGGACAAACAGCTCTGTAAACCGCCAGCATTTGCTCACCGAAAGTAGCAAACCTATTTTCATTTTTGCTTGGGCTGGATTTAACCTCAATTTCCTCATCGGTCATTCTTGACTCCGGCGCAACTTCCGGAGTAAGAGATAGCATTTTTTCTGCTTTTTTGATGTTTTCATCCCACCCTCTAATTTCTGTTTCAAGCTCCTCAAGCTGTTTAGTTTCCTCGTCGTTTATGAATCTGGTTTCGCTTTCCGCCTTATTTAAGATTGCCATTGCTTTTAAGCGACAATCCTCTCTTTTTGCTCTCATTTCCTGTATCTTTTTGATATTCATCTGATATCCTCCTATATAATTTTAAATTTTGTTTTGACTGCATTTAGTCGCTGTTTTGTTTGCGCTTTTTCTTTTACATCCTCATCTTCAGTAGCTTGTCTGCGTTCGGCTATCAATTTGTTATAGCTTTCCATTCCACGAAGTCCTACATCTGTTTGAGTGTATGCAGGAAAGGTAACCGGACTAACATCATAAAGCTTAACCTTTATTAAATCTCGTATATCCACTCCGTTTTCAGTAGCCCATTTATCCTCCAACACCTCAAAGCCAATGCTCATTTGAGTGATGTCACCCCTTCCTATACTTACCTGCAAATCTCTTGCCCATTGCGTATCCGGCGGAAGTATTCTAACAAGTAAGCCCTGCTCCGTTTCCTCTAACTCCAAAGTTCCTGCTTTATTTCTGCCAAGCACATAGTCAGGATTGTGATTAAATAACGCACGAATATCATCCTTACCTATCGTCTCGGAAAATGCCCCATGTCGCACCTTTTCCTTAAAAGGAAACATACTGCCAAGCAATTCCGACCATTCGTCAAAAACTGCGGCATGACCCTCAATAATAGGCGCATTGCTATCAGCGCTAGCTCGCACTCTAAGCTCTTTTAATTCAACGCACCTGTTTTCCAATTTCTTTTGATTCACTCTAGCCTCCTTCTGATTTTCTGTTCCCGGCATAAACGGCTGAAACCATATTGCCGTTAACCAAATACAAATCTCCGCCCTCTGCTGTTGATAGCGGATTCATATCCTCTAATTTACGGATATCATTAGCCGATAACCATCCGTTCTGTCTACCAATGGAGTAACCCTCCATTCTTGATTTATAATCGCCACGAAGTAGTCCATCCACATTAAAGCGGATAAAATAAAGTCGCCTCTCATCCTCATTGAGAAGCGACTTATACATTGCCTGTTCCCACCTAACAAGCCAAGGTCTTATAGTATGCACCACAAAATCTATACTTTGATGCTCGATATTACTAAAGGTGCTATGCTCCAAATCCGCCACCAAATGCGGAGGCACTCTGAATATCCTACAAATTTCATTAAGCTGATACTTCCTTGTTTCCAAGAACTGTGCATCCTCTGGCGGTATACCTATCTGATGATATTTCATACCCTCTTCAAGTACAACCACCTTGTTGCTGTTCCTTGCGCCTTGATAAACCTTGTTCCAGCTATCTCGCAATTTTTCCGGATCCCTTACAAGTCCGGGATGTTCCAAAACCCCGCCGGGCTTAGCTCCGTTACAAAAAAATCTTGCCCCGAACTCCTCTGTAGCTAAGGCTAAGCCAATAGCCTCCCGTGCCTCAGATATAGGCGACATGCCTTTTATGCCGTCATACGATAAACCTAAAATGTGCAATATCTGTTCCGGCTTATATATTACGGTTTTTCCAGAGTCTGAATCAGAATAGGTATATTTGATTTTCTTTGTCTGATAATCTCGCTCAACCACCATATTCTGAGGCTTTAAAAACCAAAGCTCTTTAACGTGCTTTTGCCCGTCCCGAATAATTCTTGCATAAGCGTTACCCCACAATAAAAGGGAGGTCATCATTGCCTCCCTTAAAGTAAAACTTGTCATTTCATAATTGGGTATATCGTGCAGCACCTCGTATAATGGATGCTCAGTTGCATTAACCATGTTTCCTTTTTCTTCTTTTTTAAGATTACATGGAAGTGAAGCAATGGTTTCTGCAAGTATCTTAACGCACGCATACACGGCGCTTGTCTGCATTGACCTGTGCTCATCTACCGGAACACCGCTTTGACTTCCGCCACCAAAATCACAGTCAATACCCTTAATAAAATCCGCCGCCTTATTATCTATATCTCGCTTTTCACTTATAGGCTTATCTCGGCTATGCTTTGTAAATAATCCCATTTACCCTCCTTTTTTGACATAAAAAAACCGCTAAGCAGGTGCCGAACGGTTAATTGCATTATTTTTATTGAAGCAACTTAATGCTTTCTGATGTACGCTGTGCTTCTTCCAGAACCATTTATAATAATATAACCTTCTTTTACAAGATTAGATAAAGTCAATTCTATTGTGGTTTTGCTTATATCTGGACATAGCTCCATTAATTGTGCTTTTGACAATTTATTTAATGTTTTATCAAATATTTGTTTTATGCGTTCAGGTTTTGACAAGGTTCTATCTTGTGTAAGCTCAATTCTACTTGAGAAATCCTTATATGCACTTAATAATATTTGCAAGTAGTATCTCACAAAAGGCAAGTAGTTGCTCTTTCCCTCATACCAGTTATTTGAACTTTCTTGCAACACATCATAATATGTTTGCTTTGTTTTTTCTATAATCATCTCAATGCTTATATATTTCCCAACAATATATCCACTTCTATAAAGCAATAGCAATGTTAATAATCTGCTCATTCTACCATTTCCGTCATTAAATGGATGTATGCATAGAAAATCCAATATAAATCTTGGTATTAACAGTAAAGGATTAATTTTATTTGCCTCAATTGCAGCCATATATGAATTTGCTAATATCTCAATTGAATCGGCAGTTTCAAATGCAGGTACTGGCTTAAATCTTATCTTGTCAACTCCGTATGCATCTGTTTCAATAATCAAGTTGTCCGAATTTTTGAAAACTCCACCTATAGACATTTCCGTATAAGAATATAAATCCCTGTGCATTTGTAAAATCAAGTTCTTTCGTGGGGGCATATAATCATAGCTTTCATGAATTAGGCTCAAAACTTTTCTATATCCTGTAATTTCTTTTTCTGAGCGATTCATTGGTTCTGTTTTTTCATTCATTAAAGCTTTCATTCTAGCATCAGTCGTTTTAATACCCTCAATACGGTTGGATGCTCCAATGCTTTGTATTTTTGCTATTTCAAGCATTGCTTTAAATACATCGGGTTTAGCTTCCAGATATAATTCTTGCTTTCCTTTATATTCATGAATTGCTGAAACCAAATTCATGATTTCTTCATTCATCAATTCATTAGGCGTTTGCGAATAATCAAATTCCCTCATTTTTCTGCTCCTATAAGCATTATTGACTTATTATATGCATTATATTACTATAAAATAATGCACATAGCAAGAGTTTAATGCACATAATATGAAAATTTAAAGCTAAATCCTCTTTTCGCTTATAGGCTTATCTCGGCTATGCTTTGTAAATAATCCCATTAAACCTCCTTTTTTTGACATAAAAAAACCGCCTCATGCGTGATATGAAGCGGGTTTGTACATTAATTCCATCTGTTAATTTACATCTTTATAATCATCTATATATTTATCATATTTAATATCATAAACCTTATTATATATTTTTTTCACGATTTTTTTCACGATTTTTAACTTTCCAATACATAAATCAAGTATTCCAAATATGCTTAATAATATAAATATAATAGAAAAAATACCAACTGAAGCTTTATCAATAGAATTAATTGCACCAATAAGCATCCCTATCAATATTAAACCTAATAATGTGTAAATTATTATGTTAGCCAAAATTAAAACTTTTTTAGCTGCACTAGAAGCATACTTATCAGAATTTTGTTTAATTTTTTCAATTAACACATTCTTAGCTTTTGAATCTTCTTCCGATTGCTTCTTATAAACATCCATATTTTCATATGCTGAACTTGCAACGCTTTTACGGCTTTTTTCAACAATATCTTCTATAATCTCGTCAGTTATGTTATCTTCATTGCAAAGTGTATCATGCATACATTCTTTTTGTAAAAAATAATTTTGTCTAATTAATACAGCATCAGCATCTGTCATCTTTTCTTCTGCTTTAAGTTTTTCAATTTTATCTATAAAAGCCGCCATGAATGTTTGAGGGATTTCTTCTGTCATACATAAAGCATTTGTAACAAGAATATCTTTAGGGTAGTTAGCCCTCACAATGCCTTTCTTTAGCCATTGAATAACAGAAAGATCCAATGCGGTTATGACTAATCCTACACCATCATAATGGAAATAATCATTCACACATCTAGATAAATTATTATTTGTTGTAACAAAAAGTGCTTTGCAATTTTCAATATCCAAATATTGATTATTCTTTCTATGTGCTCTTATTGCCAATATAGAAACAATATCATTATCCAATACAATAGATTTCTTCTCATAACTTGGCATTTTTGTTTTAATCACTGTACTTAATGATTCTTTGCCTTCTTCTAAAAAATCCACACTAACTTTTGATATCCAATCATCTTCATCAATTTCTATATTTAAGTCTCTTAGTTTAATTTCAAGTCTAATATAAAACAAGTTAACATCGGATAAATTATAGTTCTTTTCTTTAAAACCTTCCAATGTCTGTAGTTCAAACTTTCCATATTCCAAATGGTGCTTATATGCTCGAATAATGCTTTTTAATTCTTCTAGATTATGTCTAAAGCATTTTAATTTAATTGTTTTAGGAAAACTATTTATTAATTCCTTCGTTGCAACATTTTCAGCATTTGTTTTTAACCCTAACAATGTAAGTAATACTACAGTATCCAAATAGAGAATTGTATCCTTAAATTTTGCATTGAACAAGTTACTATTATCTATCTGAAGATATATTGCTTTTGAAAGCATGACTCCTTTAATTATGTTGGTTAATATTTTAAAATTGCTGCTGTCTTTTTTTTCTTCGTCAAGTACATATTTTGCTATCAAAAAATAATACTTTTCATTCTTTGGAGATAAGAATGGATTGCTTTCATTTTTGTTAATTATATTTAGCCCATATTGATCTAAAAAAGAAAACAATAGCTTCTTCGTTGACTCTTCATCTTTTTTTACATCAGGTATAGATTTGTTTATATAATCACACAAATCTTTTACAAGAGAAGATAAATCATCTTCAATACTCGCCTTTTTACTTTCGAAATTTAAAGCATCAGATCTTAGTGTAGTTTTATAAATATATTGTTGATTAATCGTTTCGATTTTAATTTCTTGTTTATTGATTCTCATAATTGATTTTTTTACAACCGCAGTATAAAAAGTATCAAAACCAAATTCACTGCAGATATAGTCAGATACTTTTATTATATCAATTATATCATTTAACTGATAAATTGCATTAATTGCATAACTTACAAATGGAACCAATAAATCTATTGGATCCTTATTCTTTTTATCATAAAAAACTGATAGCATAGAGGTGCTTATTAATGCAGAATTTTTATTTATCACTAGTAAAACCTTCCCACTTTTAGTATTCATTATATCACACCTCCTTTTAAAAGTAAATTCACATATACAAATAATTTACGCGTCGTCTTTCTATTATATGATTAACAATCCGCGCTCGTTGTAAACACTGTCAGTTCCGTCACCACCATGCCTCACAGCCCTATCTAATGCCATTATTGTTGCTACAGCACCGTCAATTCTCTCCGTTGATTTTTCCTTATCAGGTTTTATGTTGCCGGCAGGGTCTGTACGGACAAAAATATTATCCATCATCCAACGAAGTACCGCATTTCCGCTGTGAGCAATTTTTTGATCCATAGTAAGTCGCATAAGCTCCTTCGTTGCTGGCGACATATCCTTGAAGCCTTGCCCAAACGGAACAACAGTAAAACCTAAACCCTCAAGGTTTTGAGTCATTTGCACTGCACCCCACCTGTCATACGCAATTTCTTTTATATTATACTTTTTGCCAAGTTCCTCTATAAACTTTTCAATAAAATCATAATGCAGAACATTGCCTTCTGTAGTTTGCAAAATGCCTTTTGCCTTCCAAACATCGTATGGCACATGGTCTCGTCTTACCCTTAAATCTATATTATCCTCTGGCATCCAAAAGAAAGGCAATATCTGATATTTGTCATCCTCATCTATAGGCGGAAACACCAACACAAAAGCCGTTATATCTGTGGTGGAAGAAAGGTCTAGACCTCCATAACATTCTCTACCAATAAGCGTATCTGGATTAACCACGAACTCGCACTTATCCCAAATATCCATAGGCATCCACCGCACAGACTGTTTAACCCATTGGTTTAATCGCAACTGTCTGAACAGATTTTCCTCTGCCGGATTATCCCTTGCCGATTGATATGCTTGTCTAAGCTTTTCTATTTCTACCGTTACGCCAAGGCTTGGATTTGCCTTATGCCAATTTGCCTCATCCGTCCAATCATCCTCATCTTTTATCCCATAAATACAAGGATAAAAAGTGTTGTCTATTTTTCTGCCTTCCATAATATCGATTGCTCTTTGATGCACCTCATAGCAAATGCTATTTCTGTCAGTGCCGGCAGTCGTTATCAAAAAGAATAATGGCTGTTTTCTGGCATCACCAGAACCATGCAACATAACATCATATAACGCCCTATTAGGTTGCGCATGCAATTCATCAAAAACCACGCCGTGAACATTCAAGCCATGCTTGGTATAACTTTCTGAGGAAAGCACTTGATAATAGCTGTTTAAAGGTAAATATACAATTCTCTTTTGGCTAGCAATAATTTTTGTTCTTTTCTTTAAGGATGGACATTGATTTATCATTTCCACTGCCACATCAAAAACAATTGAAGCCTGTTGCCTGTCCGAAGCGCATCCATATACCTCCGCACCCCACTCGCTATCGCCACAGGTTAGATATAATGCAATGGCCGCCGCTAGTTCCGACTTACCCATTTTTTTAGGTATTTCAACATAGGCTGTATTATATTGCCGATACCCGTCCTCTTTTATTGTACCAAAAACCTCACTTACGATTTTATCCTGCCACGGTAATAAATCAAAGCATTTGCCGTGCCACTCTCCTTTAGTGTGTTTTAACATCCGAATAAAGGATACCGCATGCTCAGCGAGGGCGCTATCATATTGCTTTAGCTCGCTCAAACTGCTACCTCCCTTAAATTACGCACAAAAAAAGAAGCCGTTACCGACTTCCATTTTGCTTGTTTTGTTACTTCTTAACACTCTCCGCTTGTATCAATAAGGTTAATGTATTCTCTTATTATTGAAAGCGCCTCGGCATAACTGCCTGCTTTGTAAACACGTTCTTGCAAATCATTATAACCGCTTATTAAGCGCTCCTTTTCCATTTCCCTGCGAACCCTTCCTAGTATGTAATAAATATTACCCGTTTCGCCCTTGCTGTCAAATTCAACTTTTGCTTTTGCTCGTATAATCATATATATAACCTCCAATATTTTTACCTTCTGGCTTACCAAAAAACATCAAAAGTACCCGATACCATGTTTAGTATTCCTCCGCAAACAGTACGGTAGTTATCGTCCTGTCAGTTTCGGTAATGATATAAATATTGCCTTTACTTGTGCCGTAAGCCGCAAATATGCGGTCACCTGTTTCTAGCGCCTGTTTGTTCGTGTCTATATCTTCCTCGCAAAGGTCGCCCCAATCCTGCCGCGAGAAACGCTCTAACGCATTAGCCACTTCAAGGGCAACAGCGGCGGACAATGCCACCGCCTCGTTAATGCCCCGTGTAAAATATATACTTGTTTCTTTAGCAATCATATTTTAACCCCACCGCCTGCAATCTTTTTAAAAGCTCGCTGTATCTCGTTATTCTTTCCGCAAACGTTGCCGCCTCTGCGCTATCGCCAAAGGTATGACTATCAACCCAAAGCGTCCAAAGTGCGTTGTGTTGCTCGTCCCAAGTCAGTTTTATTTGAATGTCGTTATACCCCTTTTGGTTGATCTTTATTGCTGCTCTTGAGGGAGCAAGGTCGCATTCGATTTCCTTCAAAAGCTCTAGCGTTTCCTCAATGCCTGTATAACTCAATGTAGTTTGACCTTTAATGGCAACCTTTCTCTTGTCAACCACCGCCGTGTACCTTGCGTAATCGTAACCTTCGCTCTCTACCAATATTCCTATATCATTGCCCTCGGTTACCACCATAATCGTGTGCCAAATGCTATTCTCGTCTGTATACATCAACTCAATGTTTTCCGTTATAAACTCTTTGTCTTCAAAAAAGTCCTCGGTGAACTTTGTGAAGTCCTCATTTGAAAGTTCAATCACCTTTTCAATTACGCAATTCTCTTTTTCGTCCTTGTTCCTTGCGGTTAAGCTCTGAAGCTCTTTAAGCCCATCTACCTTTCTAAAAAATCCTGCTTTGTTTGTTGTCATTTTAACGACCTCCTATGTTTTTTGGTAGGGTGATGATATACTAATTATCCACTAATAGCAAGGGTAATTTGCTAGTATTTTCAAGCTTTTAAGACAATTTTTCAACCAAAAAAGACACTAAAAATAGTGCCTTTATAATAAAGTTTTATAGAACTTTTATCTCAATTTGTGCCAATAAGTACGACCGCTTTTACTAAATCCTTGACTGCTATCTTCTTCCCATAGAAATCCTCAACAAATCCGCCTGTTACATCTTCCTCCAGAAAATATGAAGCCTGACTTCCTAATTCGCTTTTCAACAGAACCTCGTCAATCACATATTGACTGTTCATCATAATGCTGTATGCATTACCCTCAGTATCTGCCGATAGCGCAACATAAGCTTCTTGGTCGAGCGTACTCAACCCTTTAATTAAGTCTTTAACCTTTAGCATCCTTTTTTCATCTGACATATCTATGCCCTCCTGTGTTTTTTGGTAGTGTGGATGATAAAGCTATTGTCAGTATTAGTCAAGTCAAATCTCAATAATAAATAATGACACAACCATTGCCTCCCTTGCCACTTGAGGTAGTTCCAAAAGCCTTAAAATTACCTCCGCTGCCACCGCCTGTAATGCCACCCGCATTTCCACCACTACCAGCGCCGGAAGGGCCGTTACCTCCCTTTCCCAAAGGTCCGTTGCCGCCTCCACCACCTCTTCCGTCAGCCGAATTGGAAAATCCGCCATAAGAAATACTGCTGTTTTCGCCCTCTGGCGCATAGTTTTGAGTTCCTGTTATTGGCACTGCTTTACCCGAGCTATCTTCGCCTCCGCCAGCTGCTCCGTTAGTCACGCCTAAGGGAATAAGAAAAGAAATGCCGTCGTTGACACTCGCCCGAGGTTGCCCGACATTGCCACTGTCCGCCCCGTTTCCGCCTGCTCCTATAAATGAACCACCGCCGACAATAAGTCCGCTGTCTCCGCCATTACCGCCTGTGTTGTGCCCTGTTACCGAGTTACCTCCCGCACCTATTGTAAAAGGAATAGTATTTATAGGTAAGTTGCTATTGTTATGCTCCACGGCTAAGCAACCAAATACCGCTCCGCCCGAAGCTCCGCCTACTCCAGAGGTAATTGCATTGCCTCCGCTGCCACCTCCGCCTGCTCCAAAACACCCAACAAACATATACTGAATATTTTCATCAGAAGCTCCTATTACTACACCAGTCCTTGAAGTTATCGGCGTATCATAAGCAAGAGCTTCCGAACATATTCTTACCTCTCCATCTGTAAAGCGTATCAAATAAATAATTGCCGGCGAGGTTGAGCGATACCTTTCATTGCAATTAGGTCTTGTACCTTTCTCCGCCAAAACGGCATTCCCATGTATGTTAAAATATCCTTTTGCTTTGCTGTACAAATAGCCGGGAGCGAAAGCAACAAAGCGATTGTTTTCCTTACCCTTATAAAAATCCATAAAAGCGCTTGCTGTTCGATTATCACCGCTTGCCTTCAATACTTCGCAAAGCTTTGTGGCATCCACCATATTTATAGCAAATTCCATAAGCTATTCTCCAATATTAAACATGGTGGCGGTTACAGTGCCAGCAACCTCTACCGGCTTATCAAACTTAACCGTATTATCCTCAACTACCAGTGTTTCTGATATGGTGCTTATCTGTGATTGAAGACTGTTTACTTTATTATCTATTTCATCAAAATTGTTTATTAGTTTTGCAACGGCTGTTTCCAAACCAATAACAGCATCCTGTAATTTGGTTGTTTCGTTTGATGACCTTGCAAGCTCAGCAAAAATAAACTGTGAAACCTCTGATGCCGACATTTCTGCAATATTATCTGTTTTGGACACGAGAACAGACGCACTCTCTGTCTCTTCTCCGCTGTCCAATAATACAGCAAGCTTAAAACTAGGAACATCAATAATATCAATTGGAACTTTACACGCACCTTCTGAAATGTTTACCAAATGCCTAATTCCTTTTTGATAAAATACTGCTTTGCTTTCTGATATACCTTCCAAATTTACAAAAGAAAATCGAGCAATAATGCCCGATTCCTTGCCTTTTACTATAAAATTCTTATCAATTCGGGCGATTGTCTGTCCATTTACCTCAAATTTAAGCTCCATATTCCTTATTCCTCCTTATCCACTGCCTTTAGCTCGGCATACGAGAGATTTACTCCGTCTCTCACTACATATGCTTCCATAGTTGGATTATTATCTATATATCTTTTGACAATGACGTCAACGTATTTTTCATCCAGCTCCATCATATAACACAGCCTTTCAGTCTGCTCACTAGCGATAAGAGTTGTGCCTGAGCCTCCAAATAAGTCAATACAAAGGTCACCCTTGTGACTGCTATTTAAAATTGCTCTTGCTACCAGTTCCACAGGCTTGGTGGTAGGATGCAATTCACTGCGTTTTGGTCGTGCAATATCCCAAACATCCGACTGTTTTCTATCAGTAAGAGGACATAGCCTAGTGCCATCTATCCATCCATACCAAATAGGCTCAAACTGAGTGTGGTAATCCTTGCGAGATAGTACCAAGGTGTCTTTTTTCCATATAATTGTTGAAGACCAATGAAAGCCTAGAGCCTCCATAACTCTCATTATGTTGCCCCATTCCTGTCCGGACATAACGACATAAGTCATTCCGCCAATTTCCATAGCCTCTTTAGCGCAACTAAAAGCTTTGGTTAGGAATTCCGCAAACTGCTCACTAGACATTTTGTCATTAAGTATTGACCGCTGTTTCCAGCTTGGATGCGCTGCGCCACCGTAGTCTACATTCCACGGCGGATCTGTGAACATAAATTTTGCCTTATTGCCGTCCATCAATACCTTTACATCTTCAAGACTAGTACTGTCACCGCACATAAGCCTGTGTTTGCCACCTAAAACCCAAACATCACCACGTTTCGTGATTGGAATTTTAATTTTCTCTATCTCTTTATCGAGATCAAAATCATCTTCCTTGACCTTCTCAGAGAGAGTTTCCTTAAATAGAGAATCCAGCTCGCTTATCTCAAAACCTGTAAGCGACACTTCAAACCCACTGCTATCCAAATCCCTCAATAATTCCGTCAATAAAGGCATATCCCATTCGCCAGAAATCTTATTAAGTGCGATATTTAAAGCTTTTTCCTTAGAAGCATCAACATCCAGCACCACACATTCGACCTCTGTATAGCCAAGTTGGGATAATACCTTGAGTCTCTGATGCCCGCCGACAACATTACCTGTGCGTTTATTCCAAATAATCGGCTCGACATATCCAAATTCCTCAATAGAGCGTTTGAGCTTTTCAAACTCCTTATCTCCAGGCTTTAAGTCCTTGCGAGGATTATATGTAGCCGCCTTAAGCTCGCCTATTTTTATCTTTTCAATTTGCATTTTCTCTCCTTTTTGACATGAAAAAACCACATCCAAATATAGATGTGGCTATTTCTTAACTCGATTTTTACGATAATCTTATCTTAATTTTTGCACTATATGACCTTCGCCTTTCATAAGCTTCACTGTTGCTATATTAAAATAACTACCGTCTTTGGTTTTAATCTGCACTGCTTTGCCATTTTGCATTTTATGACTAATCGATATAATGCCCTTTTGATCTAAAGCGGCGACTATTAAATTTATAAGCTCTTGTTGTTCCATAAATAATCCTTTGTATGGTAGAATAATTTTATTATTCTATTGCTTTCAATGCTAATTCATAACGCTTGCCGTCTTCCATTAAAACATATAATGAATTTACTGCATTGCCTTTCGGATAGTTAACATCTACAACATTGTCAACCTCCAGCATAATCGCCTCGCCAATCGAATAAATCAATTAGTGTTCCATACATACCTCCTATTGTTTTTTTCATTATAACTCCTTTGCTGGCGACTTGCAAGTAAAAGTCGCCACTAAAGGAGATAATAATAAAGTAGGAGGATATTGATTATGTTTAACTTGTCTCTTTTTGCTGAAAGACTAAATGAGCTTATATTTGATAATAAAACAAATGCAATTGAGGTATCAAAAGCAATTGGTGTTTCCAAGTCAGCAATTTATAGATATCTTAAAAGCGAAAGAATACCTAGTGTTGACCTGCTTGTTAAATTATCTAATTATTTTAATTGCTCAATTAATTTTATAATAGGTCTAGATAGCGATAATTACACAAAAAACCATTTAATATGTCCACCTTTCTATGAAAGATTTCGTTTTTTATTAGACAAATTTAAGGTAACAAAATACAAGTTAGTTAAGGATACTCATATACCTGAATCTATAGTTTATACTTGGCAAAATGGTCAATGCGTACCTACTATTGAAAGTATAATGAAACTTGCTGAATATTTTAATTGTTCCGTTGATTATATCGTTGGACGTGAAAATTAACCTTTTAAATTGACATAAAAAAACCGCTAATCAATATGAATAGCGGTATAATAAGATTTTATCAGTCAATTTTTTTTTTCAATTGCACAAATCTAGATAATTTTATTCCCTTACTTAACTCTGTTATATAGCTTTCTTTAATTCCTGATATTTTAATAATCTCTCTAGGATTATATTCTTCATTTTTTATTTCTTGTCCATATATAATTCCAAATAAATGTATATGTACAACAGCTTCTCCTGAAGGTGCATTTTCATACATCCTTTTCAATTCTATCCCTAAATCATTTATAAGCATAACTACCTCCTTAACAATAATTAATTATACTTTATATTAGCTTCCCTTGTCAAATACTCTATTTTGCCCTCTTAAATTACAACATAAAGTTTTCATATGGAATACCTATAAGTTCCAAAACCTCTCGCATACCTAAGCCACCATGCTCCTTATCTTTTATGCAATACCTCCAAAGCTGTGGGTGCGTTTTTTGCAAAAGCTGAAACCTTGTTGGCTGTTTTTCCAAGTGCGCTCCAAACATACAAAAAATACATCCTGTTCTCTTGTAACCCATATCATAAATTTTGCAATAAGGAATGTTCTTTTGTTTTATATATTCCCAAATATCCGCCTCCATCCAAAAGGCAAGCGGCATGGAAACCTGTTTATTGTTATCAAAGGCGTTGCATCCTGAATGCAACCACTGAGTTGTTCTCAGAGCCGATTCCTCCGCCATAGTGCCGACAAACGGAACTCTGCCAGTTTCTTTATGATAGATAGCAAGCGGTTTCTTCTTCATCTCATTGCAACAGCCTGCTCCAATTTTAAAAGGTGCGTTTAATAAAAATTTCCATTGCTCGCTCAGCTTGTATTGTGTTTTACTGCCGTCTCGCATAGTGCCATTCATTATGCGATTGAATTCAACTTCATTAGAACCACCCCTAATTCTCTCTATCCATTGGGCTTGTTCTTTGCTGACAACAGGATAACCACACTTATCAAGCACCTGCTTAAAGGTAAGCTTTGGTTTTACCCAAGTGACATTATCAATCGACCTTACAAAATCTCTAATCTCTGGAAATTCCAACCCTGTGTCACTGAACACCGCCGGAACTTCTGGATAAACACTTCGTACTAAATCCAAAAGCACTGTAGAATCCTTTCCACCGCTAAAGGATATGTAAACCCCGTCTATACCAAAGTGCTCCACCCATTCTCTTATTCTTTGCTGCGATTTAAGTATCTTGACTTCAAGTGGCAACGCTTGAAACTGTCTAAGCTGCCACATCTCCATTTTATTTTCGCCTCTAATCATATTTCTCCTATTTTTGGGCATAAAAAAACCGCTTACCTTTCGATAAACGGTTCTACCTATTTCCAATTATCTTTTTAGTTTTGATACAATCTTCTCAATAATTGGTTTTATTTCCATTCCTTTTAGATGAGTATCATAATAAGACTTTAACTCAATTCCTTTTTTACAAACAATTTCTGTCAAATCAATAAAAACATATTTAATACCATATGAATATGGATAAGTGAATGGGTAACACTTCCCTCCGCTAATTTGTACTATATCTATTATATTTTTATTATGCTTAATATAGTTAAACGCACATTTCAAAGCCTTAATAATTTCTTTCCATTCTTCGCCTTCATCACTAGATAATCTTTCAATTATTGTATTTATCCAAAAAATTGTCTCTGCGAGTGAAAAGAAAATATCATTGTTTCGTTTATGATCTATATCATCATATAATCTGTAACTAGCTTTTTCTAAGCCGATAATTAGATTGTCTATTGTAAATTTATTGTTCATTATTATATGATAACATTATAAATAGAAATAATCAATTTATTAATCTCTCTGCCCTTTTGCCTGTGAAATCCTCCCACCGTTTTACTGCTAAATCGCAATATTCAGGCTCTTTTTCCATTGCGTAACAAACTCTATCTGTCTGCTCTACTGCGATAATTGTTGTACCACTTCCGTTAAATGGCTCAAGCACAATACCACCACGATCGCTATGCATCTTTATACAACGCCAAGGAAGTTCCACAGGATACATTGCCGGATGGTCTTTGTTCGCTGTTACTGTGTTCATATCCCATATGCCGGCATAACCCCACTTCTTACGTTCCTCTTTGGTTAATCTTTTTACGAACTTATAACTGTGTCCGGCAAAAGCCGACAACCAAACATACTCTTGGTCGTTGTATTCCGGTTCTGCATTCTTGCCAAAAGCTGTGATATACTCGTATTGCTGAACAGGCTTGTTTGTGACCAAGTGATAAGGTCCTACGCCAAAATTCATGCCTTGCTTTTTCCAAATGCGAATCCAAATCGGACGAAAACCGCAGTCTTTGAACATATCTGCCGAATATACATTCGTTGGTTCAATAAACTGCGTACCTGTGGCATATAAATCGACCAAATTCCAACACACAATATTTGCGTACTTTGTGATGTTTTTGATGACAGGGCGTATTGTGTCAAACCATGGGTCTATTCCCTTTTCCTCGTAATCCTTGCCCACTCCATACGGTGGAGAGGTTACACACATCTGCGCGGTTTTGCCATCCATTAGTTTTTGCATATCCTCGGCGGTAGTTGAATCGCCGCACATCAAACGGTGTTTACCCAACAACCAAATATCGCCCAGCTTGGTGCTAGCACCCCTTGCTTTTATCTCGGCGTGTTCCTTTTCTATGTCAAAGTCGTCTTGAACAGCCTCTTTCGAATAAAACTGATTCATAAGTTCGTCCACTTCTGCGGCATCGAAACCCGTAAGAGATACATCAAAACTACTGCTGTCTAAGTCTGTTAACAGAGCTGCCAATTTATCTTCATCCCATTTACCTTGAATTTTGTTAAGCGCCACATTTAGTGCTTTCTCTTTTTGTTCATCCAGCTCCACAATCACACAGTCAATATCAGTTATGCCCATATCCTTCATGACGGTTAATCTTTGATGCCCTCCTACTACATTACCAGTTTTGGAGTTCCAAATAATTGGCTCTACGTACCCAAACTGCTCAATAGAGCGTTTAAGCTTTTCATATTCCTTGTCGCCAGCCTTAAGCGCTACTCTCGGATTATATTCCGCCGCTTTCAGCTCATTTATATTTATCTTTCTTATTTCCATCAGTTACCTCTCCTTGGGTTTGTATTCAACAATTGCTCCATAATATCATCATTTGGCGTTTTGCCATTAACAGCAAAGGTGCAGTTTTCCTTTACAATTTGGAATATCTGCAACCAAATGTTGTTTGCTTGCCTCATAAAATTCATACCCATACTCACATATGGACTTGCTATAGGAACTCCTGTTGTCGGATGCTTTGCAAGTAAACCAAACTGATTTATTCCTTCCTCGCATTGTATCCAGCGAGCTATGTTCAAAGCGTATTGCTCAATTAGTTCTTTTTTAACGAACCTGTCGCATTCTCGCTCCTTGAGCCATTTCCAAGTTTCCTCATAAATCCTAGGCGCCAGATTATCGTTTGTATTCTTTGTATTCTGTTTCAAAAACTCGTTTGGGTCTGGCATGATTTCCCCTATAAGTTCCTCATTATTTTCAGGAAACTCCAATCTACTATGGGGAACTTTGCTTCTGTTTCCCTCTAATATCTTCTCGGCAAGAGGCTTCTTCGGTCTGCCTGCACCTGCTCGAACTCCGCCTCTACCATTAGCCATATTTACCTCACTTTCGTTTGATTTTTAGATTTTATTTTGATTATTTTTTGAATTATATTTGATTAAGAGATACATTCCACTGCCATAAAACAATGTTTATACATTAAAACTTGCCATTTACGTCTATTTTTCCATTAAAAAAGGAGAGTGCAATACCCCCCTTTGAATTACCGAAAATTTGCGTGAAACCCGCCACCCGCTTACCAAACAAATAACTGTAGAGATTTGACTCCCCCTTGGTCTATCCGCAAAAGCCGAATAGCTACTTTTTACCCCACCTGCTACCTTCCGTAGCGGATTTTTGGCTATGACAACTCCAGCAAAGGCATTGTAGGTTGGTTAGTAATAGCGGCGCTCCGCCTTGCTTTATAGGTACGATATGATCGACCGTAGTAGCCTTTGTTACTTTACCAACCTTCAAACACTCCTCGCAGAACGGTTGCTCAGCAAGCTTTCTCTTTCGTAAAGCAACCCACTCTCTGCTTTTGTAAAACTTCTTTGAAAATTCGTCTCTACCGTAAATATTGTATTCCTTATCGCGGAGTTTTTTATGTTCCTCACAATATGTGCCTGCTGTAAGCTTAGGACAGCCGGGATAAGCACAAGGCTTTAACGGTTTATACGGCATGACTTCCTCCTCAAATGAAAAACCTCACCAATAATATGGCGAGGTCTCCTGTTCACAAGCTCATTATATACCTGTCCTAAGGCTTTTTTGTCCTAAATCGTACGGTGATTGTCCTAAACTGTCCTAAATTTTTATTGTGCATATCTTTCCTTAAATAGCATATCCAATAATGCAATTGCTCTATCTCTTTTATATGCAAGTCCTGTTTTGCAATAGCCGAGTTTAATACCAGCTTTTCTTAAAGAAACGCCTTGTATGTAAATAATATTTATAAGCTCCATTGCCTCATCATCAAGAGTATCTATGCATTTATCAAGAAAATTAAGCTTATCAATTAATCCGATTAACTCGACATCATCTTTACTTCCTACGGCAATTCGTGCCTTATTCAATTTATAATTCTTTAATAATTCCTTTACCATTTTGTTATAATCCTCACCGTAGTTTTCGTTGTCTGCCAACTCCTGCAACTTTTTTTGTTTGGACTGATATAGCCTATAGTCCAACACCCAATCCGTCTTATCGCCGTCATCAAGTTTTGTGTTTAACCAATTTCGTATTGCTCCATCATCTTCAAGTTCCTCTGTCCATGTACAGCTTTCGCATATTCCTTTTAGTTCCCAAAGTTGCATCATCCTTATACGTTTACCTTTATAAACGAATAGCATCAATTCCTTGTCCGTCCGTTCATCTAAGTACTTCACATGAAAATACCTGTCAAAAATCAGTCGACCACAGCTTTGCATATTGGTTATGTACAACTCGACTTCAGCTTTTATATCATATTTAGGCATCAACCCTGTGCCAAAGTCTGACTCATAATCATAAACAGCCTCTGGCGTGATGACTAATTTATTAACGGTATCTTCCATTGCTACTCCTTTTTGAAAGCCTCTATAATTTGCTTTACTTCCTCCAAAGACCTTACAACTAACGCATAGCCTCCAGCCTTTATTATTTGTCTTATCGTTATCGCCTGCAATACTGTCGGCTTATTATTTCCGGCTTTGCATTCAAATGCAATAAATCTACCTTTATAACAAACAATAATATCGGGTATTCCTGCTGTTCCAAATTGACCACCATGCTCTTTCCAATAAAAACAGTCCTTTACAGTCTTGAGATATTCCTTTATTTGTTTAACCAATTCTGTCTCATTCATATTGCCTCCTAGTAAAATACAACCGTATCAACCGTTACATCCGTATCATATATAAATAATTATAGATGAGACGGTTACTACTTTTGCTTATATATAGTTATATAGGGATTTTCTCTTGTTACGGGTGAGACGGTTGTGACGGTACTTTTCTTTTAGACATTATCCTAATCATCTTCTTTAGGTGCTTGCAGATAATTAAACAGCGTTGGTGTAATCTCTCTGAACTCATGCACTCTGTTTCTTAATTTGCTATGCTGTATTTTATCCTGTCGCAACTTGAATTCTAATGCTGATATTTTTTTACCTACTTGTTCATCTGTTCCTAAATAATGACTGCCAAACAAATCAATAGAGGCAAGACTTAATTCCCTAGAAGTACCCTTCCAATATCCATGGTTACGTTTCATTAATTCCTTAATGGTAATAACCAACGTGTCTTTTTCATAAACTTCCCGCTCTGCTCTTACCTTTGACTCCTCTGTGCTTTCAATTTTGCTCCAGACATTTGTGTCTCTGTCCATTGCCACCTCTAGCTCCTGCTCCTGCGTATCACGCCCAGTTATCCTTAGCGAGCAGGTTGGATCAGTTCGTTTTTTCTTACCTAGTATCATTGTTGAGTCCACAACGCCTGTAATGCCAATAGAGCCTGTTGCATTGTTAAAAGGATCGTTCTCATCCACCATTTTCCTTGTATGATGCACCAATAATATCCCTACGCCGTGGTCATTTACAAAATCTCTAAATACCTTTAAATCTTCCGAATCAATGCTATATGCTTGATCACTACGCTTAGGAACGCCTCGCACTGTTTGAAAAGTATCTATAACAACAAGCTTCGTCCTTGGCTTAATAAACAATAATTCCTCCAATTGCTCTATAAAGCCTGTGCTGACCTTTTTCATTTTTTTAGATTCTGTAAATCCGCTAAACCCTTTTGGATTGTTCTCTGTCCCGTATAACTTCCTTTTTCTATATCTAAATCTGCCGTCATTGTCTTCTAAGGCTAAGTAAATACATTCGTTTTTATGAGTTTTATAGCCCCAAAAATCTGTACCCTTAACTATCGCCATGCACATCTGAAGCATTAACCATGACTTACCTAGTTTTGGCGGTGAAGCTATCATCACTAATCCCACTGGCAAAATACCGTCAATCAACCATTCAAGTGGCTTAATATCCCTTGCCTCAAGCTCTGCCATATCAAACATTTTCTCCCAAGCAGTAAATGCCTTTTTGGCTTGGTATAATCCGTCTTCAACCGCAACTGCGAGTGCCGTAGGGTTTTTCATTAGTAGTTCGTTCGGGTCTTTACATTCCTTTGCAACATTAAATTCAATTGCATTTATCTTTGCTTCCTTTAATGCTTGAAGCAATTCTGCATTCGCCTTTCGCCCGGCATCATCGTTGTCATAACATAGAATTAGTGTCCCGCTGGGTTTCTTTTTTGCTACTACCTCTAACAGTTTTCGCCATCCAGTACCACAAGTTGAAACAGCCAAACCTCCGCATTGATTTATGCTCATAGCGCAAATCGGACTTTCAACAACAAATATTGGCGTTTTGTTTTTTACTGTCAAAGCCTCCGCGCAATATAACGGCTCAACACCTGCATCCTCAGTCTTTGGCTTATAAAATGTCTTTTCGACAATGCTCCGTGTCTGGTAATAATCTAGCTTTGAGTTGTATGGTATAACCACTGCATTCTTAGCCTTGTCATAGCCCAATTTAAACTTAGATATTGTAGCAGGGTTTAAACCTCTCTTTAAAAAATAATCAGTACAACCAATATCTTTGATACACGCTGTCAAATAATCCTTGATAATCGCTTTGCTATCTTTATGCTTTGCTTTTTCTTCTATAGAATCATATTTAACGCCATTCATTTCGGCAATCAGCTTTACTGCCTCGAGTGGTTCTATGCCTTTTAGCTTAGCCACAAAATCAATTGCGCTACCGCCGGCATCGCAAGCGAAACACTTAAATCTATTTGACTTTTTATCAATAGACAAGGACGGATTAGAATCACTATGAAAAGGACAAAGCCCTTTGCCATTACGGTCAATATGTACGCCAAACTGTTCCAGCACATCGGCAATATTAATTTGGGTTCTTACCTTTTCAAATAAATCCTCCATTAAGTAATCTCCTCCATACCCTCATCAAAATAGCGTATTTTCATATCCATAAGCTCCGCAAGCTTAATTTCCTCTCTCATCCCTGCAGATATCTTGTTACCGAAAACCCACATTTCTTGCATAGCCCACATCCATTCTTGCCCCATTCGCATACCGTCAGCTCTTTCCCTTTTGTCTTCGTCATCCATAAACTCTGGATAGATAGCATGAGGAGCAAACGGATTACATCCCTGTTCGTAAGCAAAGCGACAATACATCAACGCTCTTTGTCTATTTTTAGCTATTGACTTCTCGCAACTCCCTTTGTAGGGCGAACAAATATATACTTTCTTCATTCCAGCCTCTCCATATTAGTGATTAACCTGTCTAAGTACCAATTCGCTTTCTTCAAGTCCTCCACACCTCCCTTTTTCCGATACCTTGATAAATACTTGAGAATATTGCCAACGAGATACCCCTCAAAGCCTTCCCTTGTCAGCTTGTCCTCTATATAATCAATAGTCTCAATTTTTGTATCAGAATAGTGACTTGGATGATTTACATTGTCATTTACCATCGCCTTCTCCTTTGATCACGGTGGCAAGACCAACCCTTGCCACCGTTCCCTTTTGTTACTCTGCCTCATCTGCCACAGCAACCTTGGTAGCCATTGCTTTTACCTGTTCGCTCATCTTTTCAATGCTTAAGCACTCCTCAGTTGAAAGCTCTCTTACAATAGAAAATACTGCTTGAGAATAAGTGATGCCACCTGAGTTCTGCGCCTTTTTTAAACTAAACTTAGTCACTATCGCATTAGATTTTTTACCTTTGCCCATAACCCGCATTATGTATTTGCTATATTCTCCCAAACTGCCTGTTGGCAAAGTCAAAATGATAGGAAGAAATTCACCTTCACGCAATAAAAACAATCTACGTTTCTGCTTGCAAGCCTTCCCTTTACCATCCTCAGCGCTTTCAAATTTACTAAACGGACACGAAGCGCATTCTACCAATTCACCCTCTGACGAAAGTCCAAGTTTACCATCCATCGAACCACAGTCGGGAGGATTGTTTGAGCCATCATATTTATTCTTGTAATATGTATTGATTGGTTGATGATACAAAATTACCGCTTCAAATTCCTTCACTGTGTCAGGGCTATCGAGTGCATCGCCCGGCACCTCAAACGCTACGCCTCCGCCTGCTGGTATTTTTATCCGCTCAAAACTTGGAGTCAGTCCATCCATCTCGTCTGCAAATATTGCTCCGAGGTCAACGCTTTCTGTCAAATATTTCTTTTCATTTGATACTGTCAATTCTTTACTCATTTTCTTAATCTCCTTATTTTTTTAATACTCTTATACTTGCCTTTTCGGCAATTTGCACTAAACCGTCCAACCATTCAGGCAAAACCTCATCGTTGTTTGCCTTCAACTCTTTAATTGTCGCCTGCAAGGTCTGTGCGTTTATTGTAAATAGATGCTCAAAACCTTGCTCCTTCATCGTGTCATATAGCTCCGATTTTCTTTCCGGAATCGCCGACGGATACTCTTTTATCACTAAACTAAAAGTTACTCCGTTTCGTTTAAACGATTGACATTCCTCTGTAGTCATTTTATCAATGAGTTCTAATTCAACGCCCGCTATAGCTTCATTTACTTGTTTTAGATCAAATTCAATTTCACTCTTTTGGTCTCTAAATTCCTTGAGCTTATCAGCAAGCTCTAACATTTTTGTTTCTGGCATTACTTACCTCCTGTAATTTTTTTGTAATCGTCGACCATAAGCCGAGCGATATCGCCCTTGTGTTTTAATGCAATCATCACCTTTTCATCAACCGTGCTCTTAGCAACCAGATGAATATATAAGCATTTCTCCTTTTGCCCAATACGGTGTATTCTTGCTCTTGATTGCTCGTAATTTGCATAACTGAAATCTAAGCTGTAAAATACTGCTATCGTGCCTGCCGTAAGTGTTAGCCCCATGCCGGTTGTCTGCAATTGTCCGACAAATACCTTTATATCTGGAGCATTCTGAAACTTATTTACCTCACTGCTTCTGTCCTTTACCCCACCTTTGACGAGGGAATAGCCTACTTTCATACCTCTTAATAGCTTTGTAATAGCGTCAAGCTCTGGAATAAATCTTCCAAATACAACAACCTTTCTGTCTGCATCAATCGCCGCTTCAATAATGTCTTCCAACGCCTCTAGCTTTGCCTTTGATACTTGTTGCACAGTGAGCGTTATATCGTCTTTAATAAATCCCCCGGTACATTGCGACAACCTAAGTAGCCTTGTCAAAACATTTCTTGTTGTAATTTCACCACTCATAAGCTCTGCATAGCTGTCTTGGTCTATAGAGTTATAGATTTTTTGAGCATTTGGCTCTAAAGCAAGCTCCCTTGTTTCATCTAGTGTTGGTGGCAAATCGACGGCATCCTCAAGCCTAATCCTATACGCTATTTTATGAGCTTTTTCAACCAGCTCCGGCAAGTTCTTATATCCTACAATTTGGTGATTCTGAAAGCCTCCAATAATCGCATATTTTGCTCTGAAGGCATAAAAACTTCCGCCAAATATCTCATCATTAAGAAACTTGTACTGACTAAAAAAATCCAAAGGACTATTTACTATTGGCGTTCCACTCAAAATTGCATTGTATTTTGACAGCTTACCCAGCCTATGTAAAGCTTTTGCTTGCTTTGCCTGAGGATTCTTTATCTTGCTACTCTCGTCGCAAATAATCATCTGCGGTTTCCATTTAGCTATATCGTTTTCCAATCTCCAGCAACTTTCGTAATTTACTACCACAACCTGTAATCCTTTGCCATTCATATGCCTCAATATATCGGTCTTTTTTAACGTCGCTCCCTCCAATACAGCGAGGTTATACTCAAAATCTGCGAACTTTGAGAACTCCGAGTCCCATACTCCGACAATTGATTTAGGACATACAACTAAAAGGCTTTTTATCTTGCCCCGCTGAAACATAATCCCTGCCAAGGCTATTGATATGAGTGTTTTACCCGTTCCCATATCTGCCAAAATTGCTACTCCTTTACTCATATATCTTCATACTCGCCTCCTTTATTTTTGCTTTAGTATTGCTTCAATCGCCCTTGTTTGCCTCTAGGTTCGCTTTTCTAATTTATCGCAACAATCAATGCCATCACCTCCCTCCAATATCCCTAAGGCGAATATAACCGCAGCAATCTGATGTTCATAAGGCTTAGCCTTTATAGGCATCTTAATATGTTCATCAAGAACCCCAAACTGCGTATTTACTTCATTTTTTGCTTTAAGCATATTAATTAGATTTATATCTGGATTGTTGTTTTGCATTTGCCCATGCCCTCCCAGTCAACCATTAAATTTGCTATGCCTGCTCCAAATATTTGAATAAATTTTTCCGCCTGCTCCTCGTCTAGGTAATCGTCTGTTTCCAAAATTGCTCTTAAATATGATGGGTAAATTCCCAAACAGTCAGCAACCTCAGCTATTGTCACTCCATATCTCTGCATATATTGCAGAACTCGTTTTCCTTTTAGTTTCATAATTTTACTCCTTTGCGGTATTTGTCAAAGTAAAGGTTTTGAGTATTTCGCACATGGTTTTGGCATCCTCTCCTACAAGTGCTGTTGACAGCTGCTCCAACAATACTTTCTGATGAGGCTTTAAATACTTACGGCCAAGGTAATAACCATCAACCACATGCACTCCTCCACCTTGGTTTCTGTTGCCAGTTGCGGTATAAATCGGATAGGATATGCTCAATATCTGAACGTCGTAACGCATGGTTCTTTCGCTAACTTCAAATTCAAATGCTAAATTTGAAATCGTTTCATGTCTACGTTCGCACATAAGCTCTAATATTGCTTGCCTGCGTTCAGTTGTATTTCGCATATCCTCACCTCCTTTGCTCTTGATAGCCTTAGTTTAAAAGTTAATTCGGCAACCTAATTGCCTAATGAAAAAAATTAATTTTAGATTTTTGAATTTTTTTCTGTTGCATTTTGACAACAAAAAAAGAGCCCCGGCAAACAGCAATCTCGTTTGAGATTTACTGTTCGCCAAGGCTCTTAAGGTCTTGCTTTGACACCTTACGGTGTTTTACGAACACTTATCTATAATCTTTAGACCCTCTTAGATTTACCCGTACACTATTTCAGCACAACTAAGATTAGTTATTATAGAAGATATATTTATGAAATTTATTATCTATGTAGTAATAGGTTCAGCAATCATTTTAATATTTATCTCTCTTTTACTACGTTGCTTGCTATACAAAACGACCTTACATCTATGACAACTAATACGTACTGCGCCATCTTCGCTTTTATAGCCAATTACTAATTTCCCACAATTAGGACAGAACATCTGCACCGGCTCTAATTTCTTATCGCTCATAACTAACTCCTTTGTTCCCTTGGTTAAATAGGATTGTATTTAAGTCACAACATTGGTGAGGTCGGGAGTTCCTTAACCGTTGTTTCTTATCCTTAGTAACCCATATCTTTTACAGCATGGAATTTATACTGTAAAATTTTAATCAATATCCTTTATTATCTTTATAGCGACACCTTGAATAATTATTTCATAGAAAAACATATCCTCATAATTATCATTCTCTGGGTGTAATCTAACTTGCTGTCTTTTTTCGTCACGATAGAACCTTTTAAGCGTAGCCTCATCATCGATTAACGCAACTACTATCTGCCCTTCATTTGCATAGTTCTGTTTTTTAATTACGACCAAATCTCCATCATCAATGCCTGCATCAATCATGCTGTCACCTTTGGCTCTAAGCATAAAATACTCCGCACCATATCCTAAAAGTGCCGCAGAAAAATATAAATACTTTTCTATATTCTCTACTGCCCAAATAGGCTCACCACAAGCGACAGTTCCAACTAACGGTACTTTGATAGCATTTTCTCTGGTACTACATATTGATTTAGTTCTAATCCCACGCCACTCGCCTCTATTGATTTCAATCATGCCTCGTTCAGCCATTTCAGAAAGATACCTATGCATGCTAGAATCAGACATGCCAAACTCGCTAGCCAATTTCGCCACCGTTGGAGTATATTCATTTCTCTCATAATACTCCTCAATATATACAGCTATTTTGTTGATTTTTCCTTCATCTTTCGTACGCATAATATGTAGAACCACCTCTTTCTTAAACCGAATGTTTATTCTGTATAGACATATTATAGACTTTGTAATACAACATGTCAATGCTATATAAAAATTACTTTAGCCATAGCGGTTTGGTGTATCATTCTGCGGACATATAAAAAAGAGAGGCAATAGAAAACCTCTCTTTGATGATTATAAACTTTGTTAAAAATTTGCAGGCCAAATTGAAATAAACTTCTCATACAACTCTTTGGTTCTAGCACGAATATGCCTTTCATCCCAAGCCGTATCTCCATCATAATATTTTTTTATCAACTCTGCAGTTAAATATAGCGATGAATGTGCCTTGTAGCCAGGTTTTTTAACACCATTACCATCCATTTTTACTGAATAAATATTGTTTCTTATAGATGAATTCAAATTCTGAGTTAACAATGTCATATTTCCAATAGAATAAATGTGTTTTTCTCTAATATTCTTTCCTGCATCAGTTAAAATATTTATTTCATTACCATCTTCGTCTTTTTCCTGAGTTCCATCATCATTTAGCAATGAAACACTATCCCATTTAGGACTCCACTTGACGGGCATAATGTGTTCTAGCGTATATTTATATTCTAAAACGGTAATATCACTCCTATCGTCGTTTCGTTTGCTTAATTCAATCCAAAACAATATCATTCTTGCCGCGTCATTTTTAACACTATTCAGATATTCTCTCATACTAATATCTTTCATATTAGTATCTGTAACAAACTCTTCTTTAAGTACATTAATGCCATCCTTAATAATTTGATCGCATTTATTTGCATAATCTGAAACAGATTTTCTTGCAAGTCTGCGTCTCATTACGAACGATTCGAGCACCAACAATTCTTTCGAAAGTTGATTTTCAAATGAATCAATGCATACTTTCAATTCATCTAAATTAGACCTGTATATTTTTGTAAGTTCTGCAATTTTATCATCTCTTTCTTTTAACTTCAAAAGTACATACGGATAAAACATCTGTACTCCAAAATTCTCTAAAATCAACAACAGTCTATTTATGTAATCATTAAATTTAAAAGTGGGACCATCTTCCTGTTTTAGATCTTTCTGCAATTTCAACACATAATCATAAAATACATTTGCATAGCTATTAATTTCTTTCACAAGCTGAATTAATTGGGACCTACTATAAGCACGCGTTTTTTCATTAAATACACTTGGTAAATCGGAAAATATTTTATCATTTTTCCCCCATTTTATTGCAGCAACACAATATAATAAAAACTCTAAATTAGTTCTTTGATTATTGCCAAAAACTCTGTCTTTGTCCCATATAGATAACTCGTCGCCTTCTTGATAGAAAACATCACCCCAGTTCTGATCATACAATTCATAAATTTCTTTCTTTTCCCTCTCGGTCGTGCTCTTATCTAAACACTTTTTAAACAGGTCGTTTTTTATGATATCTGCGCCACTTAATCTAACACCAGCCCTATTTATAGTATCGAATATTGTCTGTTCGTTAATATCTTGTGAATCCAGTGTTATTAGTACTAACATTTTTCTAGAATCATTAAACAAATTGTCGTGGATCTTCTTTCTATCGGCAATTCCCATTTTTTCTAATTCTTTCATGAAATAGTAATAGCATTTCAATATTTTACTCGATTTGTTTTTTATTTCTTCAAGATCTATGTATTCTGACGTTAATAATCCAGATTTTACTACCAAATTATAGTCATCTATATCAAACTTTGAGTGTTCTATTTTAACTAGACTATTTTCAAAATCATCAGAGGCATTTATTTTATAGTAAAGATAATATTCTAAATCGTGTCTTATTCCTCCACGTGACTCTTCGGGAAGACTATCGTGAACAGCTTTTGCTAAAATGGTTAATGTCGTTAATCTCTGTTGTCCATCTATTACGCTTGCCTCTGTCGGATTTTGATTAATGCTAAGTTTCAATATAATCGAACCAAGAAATGGCTTATTATCGGGGTCTTTTACATTATCAAATAATTCCTTCCAGTTTTTTTCTTCCCATACATATCTCCTTTGAAAAAAAGGTACTGTGATTTTTTGCGGTGATTCTCCTAAAAATTTTAGTGATTTTGCTTCTGCTTTCATTTTTATTCTCCTCTATTTATCAATGTTTCTTTTATAATATTCGTTAATCTTTGAATCACATATCTTTGTGATAGTTATTCTATCTTCATCCGTTAACTCTGAAAAAATATTGTCATTAAATGATACTGTTTCTATGTTTCTATCTCTTTTTACAAAGTTCATTTGCGACATAACATCAAATGGATATCTAAAAATCAATTGCTCCACATCTTTCTTTGAGTAGTTTCCTTTTGCAAAAATGCTACGCTGATTTTCTACAAATAATCCCACCTGTCTTCTATCTTCATAAAAATCAATAAAATATGTGACTATGTCCACGATTCTTACAATTCCATCATCACTACAATGATCCAACATGGCTTTCATCAATACCGGCTTGTATGATAAGACCATATCCATTTCTGTTATATAGTCCATAAATACTGACTTTATATTTTGAGGAGTAATAATCTTCCAATTAAAGTCTTTAGCATATTTATCCACTGTCTCGCGATAAAAATATTTAAATGATCGCGCCTCACTTAATGGTATTTCAATGTCTGGTTTTATTCTTCCTTCTTTTATGTACGAAGTTAATGTCGTTTTTTGTATATCTATCATTCTCAACAATTCAATTTGAGAAATCATATTTTTAACTTCTTTCTGCCAATTAAACAAATCCACTACTTGATAATCCAAAACATTAATTGGCATATCGATGTACGCAATAGGTTTTTCCCCTCGTCTAAATAAGTCTAAGTCTTGCATCTTTTTATTTTCTGGAGCTAATACATATTCCAGAGGTCTATAGTTTCCTATGTCCAGCAATCTATGTAACGAATAAGGCGCATTAAATAGGTTCGCATTATCAACAAAATCAAAAACTAAAAGGTCTGTTTTACCGTCACATTTTCTTGTTCCTCTACCTAACTGTTGCATATAAATTGTTTTACTCATAGTTGGTCTAGCCATAAACAAAACTTCCGTATGTGGACTATCCCATCCTTCATTTAATAGATCACATGCGCACAATACATTTATGTTTCCTTTCTCATACTGTTCAATAACTTTATTCCTTGTTATTACGCAATCTGAGCCGGAAACAGCTTCTGCATTCACTCCTTTTTCTTTAAGCAATAAAGCTATAGCTTTTGCCGTATTAACACTTGCACAGAAAATAACACACTTTTTCCCATTTACATAATCACAATAAGTATCCACAATAATGTTGTTCCTTTCTGGGACGAACAGCTTGCTTTCTAAGTCCTGTGAATTGTACTTTATCCCATTAATTCGAACATCAGAAATATCAACATCTGTTTTTATTCTGACACATCTTATAGGAACAAGTATGTTTTTCTCTATGGCGGTTTTTAGGTCCATTTTATGTGCAACATTCTGAAAAAGCTCCAACATGTTTTGGCCATCTGATCTTTCTGGTGTTGCCGACAACCCAAGAATAAACCTTGGTTTAAAGTAACTAAAAATCTGTTGATAAGTTTTCGCCGCAGAATGATGGCATTCATCAACTATTATATAATCAAAAGAATCAGGTGAAAATTCTAACAAATTTCTTGAAATACTCTGAACTGTTGCGAAAATGACATCCGCATCTTTATCTTTCTCTGTTCCAGTAAAAGGTCCTCTAGATGCCTCCGGCCATAACTCTGCAAACTTATCTGATGCCTGGTCTGCCAACTTAAGAGCATTTACCAAAAATAATGTTCTTCCTCCAACCTTTTTTGCATCCATACATGCGGTAATAGTTTTCCCAACACCTGTTGCATGATACAACAGAGCGATAGTATCACCCTTTCCTCTCATTTTCTCCAGATTATCTAAGGCCTCTTGTTGATAATCTCTAAGAGAAAAAGAGTCGCCTGTTTGTTTAGGCAAATATTTGTCAAAGTCTTTAAAAAGTGCTGTTTTAGATAAAAATGTTTTTATCTCATCCTTAAATTTCTCAGGATAATTTTTCATCTGAGCATAAGCCCAACGGTAAACCTCCCAACCGTCAAAAATCAAACTATTTTGTTTAAGCAAATCATCATAATATTTACTATCTGACACTTTTTTAGGATTATGATATGTTTCTCCATCAATCTCTATGGCAATCTTCATATCGTTTCCCTCCAGGGCAAAGTCTATGTAGCGTCTTCCTCCATAAATGTCAGAAAATGGATATTGCACATAAAGATTATTAGCCTTATCAGGACCAAAAGTTTCACAAAATAACGTGACAAATAAATCTTCCGCCTTACTATTTACGGCTGTCGAACGCAAGTTACTCATCAGTCTTTACCTCTGTAAGTAATAGTTTTTTTGCAAAACCACCATTGATTTCCCTCTTTTTTTCTTGTATAGATATTAATTGATTAAGGTTTAATCCCTTACAATCTAGAATAGCGCATATTATCTCAAGCAAGTCGGCTAGTTCCTCAATTTCATCACTTTCTACAAATTCTTTAGTTTCTTCCTGTAATTTTTCTACTAGCTTCGTGTAATAATTCACATTCGATAGTTCCTCAAAAACGGCTATTTTCCCAGCTGCTTGAATAATTTCCGGAATTTTATCACGAATCAATTTATTATATTTAATACTTGCCATAAATCCTCCTATTTCCTGAACTTAATTATTTTCATCAAATCTATTGGATTATCAAATGCATCATCATCTAGTTCGTCAATTAATTCATCATACTCGTCTTCTTCATCAGCATCAATGTCGTTTTCGAGGTCCACAGTTTCAAAATCATCATCTTTATTAGACAATTCAATCATATCATTATATTCCTCCTCGACTTCACAATCAAATTCTATTCTCAAGTCTTCAGGAATCTCCATATCAGAATCATCTTCTTGATTAAAGTCTATATTTTTCTCCTCTTCCTCTAGGTCTTTCGCTAACAATATTAAGTCATAAGAGGTAATTTTGTTTGATCCAATATCGGCAAGAGCGATGGCTACATCCTTATATTTATCTATCCGCAACTCTTCTTCAACATACATAAGTTTCCTTATTTCATACCCCATATCGGATCCAATATATTTCTCTATGTAATGCAAATCAACAACATAATCCAATATTTTTTCAGTATCCACGGCTTTATCTTTTAGCTCGAGAATACTATTTCTCTGAATTTGATCAACCAAATTATAATAGAACTTTGCTGTCCCATACTCCCCCAAGTATTCGGTTGAATATTCTAGTATTTCATCAAACTGATCAACAGAATCATACCATCGGCTTAAATAAAAATCATAGAATTTAAAACGATTATTGATTTGTTTAGATCCAAAGGCAAACGAAGATTTATTTTGCAATATAATGAT